TCTATATCTTTATTTATCTTAGCAAACTTAGGCTTGTCTAAGTCGTCTTTTTCTCCCATCTGAACCATAGGGCCATATCTACCTATCTTGGCATATACAACTTTATTTGTTTCTGGGTGTGTTCCCAACTCTCTAATGCCTACCTTACCCTCTTCATCATTTGCCTTTTTAACTTTTTCTGAAAATGGTTCATAAAAATCTCTTATAACAGAAACCCACTCAGCATTACCTTTAGCCACCTCATCAAAGTTAGCTTCTACATTAGCTGTAAAATTGTAATCCATTACCTTTTCAAATGTGCCTAACAAATATTCTGTTACTATCATTCCCATTTCAGATGGTACAAACTTCTTTTTTTCACCGCCGTAATTTTCAACGGTTTTAACTTCAGTTACTTCACCGTTTTTTAAAAAAAGCTTTTCAATGCTTTTTTCAACGGGCTCAACGTCTTTCAGCTCAACATATTCTCTCTTTTGTATTGTAGATATTATACTGGCATAGGTTGAAGGTCTTCCTATTCCTAAATCTTCTAATTTTTTAACTATAGATGATTCAGAGTATCTGGTTGGAGGTTTTTTGAATGTTTGAAAAGCATTTATCTCAACACAATCTACTGAGTCATTTTTGGCCATATCTGGTAACAGTCCAGACTCATCTTCACCACCTTTATCTTCAGGAGTATACAGCTTTAAGAAACCATCAAAACTTACAACCTCTCCTTTTGTAACAAATTTTTCTGTTGTATTTGAAATTTTAGTCTTGATAGTTGTTCTTTCAACTCTAGCATCCGACATTTGTGATGCCATAGTTCTTTTCCATATTAAGTTGTACAACTTCTTGCAATCTTCAGAGTCACCAACAATATCAAAAGATGGATTAACTGGCCTCACTGCCTCATGAGCTTCTTGGGCACCCTTTGCCTTGCCTTTGTATTTTTTTCTATTAGAATATTCCTTTCCATACTTAGAAACAATCTCATTTTCTATACTATTTAACGAGTCTTCTGATAAGGTTACAGAATCAGTTCTCATATAAGTAATATGTCCACCTTCATATAGAGATTGTGCAGCACTCATAGTTCTATTCAAAGAAAATCCCAACCTAGAACTCGCTGTCTGCTGTAATGTTGATGTTGTAAATGGAGCTGGTGAAGTCTTCTTTCCAGGCTTTTTGTCAACAGAGTCAATTGTAAAATTGGCAACCTTGCAATTATCCAAAAAAGATTTCGCATACTCTTTAGAGTCAAATCTTGTATCTAAAACACCCTTAAACTCACTGTCTTTAAACTTCATTAAAGAGGTAACTTTAAAGTCAGAAGTTGTTGTGAATTTCTTAATTTCATTCTCTCTCTCTACCAATATTCTCAAAGCAACAGATTGAACCCTACCACCACTTAAGCCAGGTTTTACTTTTTTCCACAACAATGGAGATAAATCGAACCCAACTAAACGGTCTAAAACCCTTCTAGCTTGTTGTGCATTTACCATGTTCATATCTAGCTCAACTGGGTTTTCTACAGCTTCTAATATTGCCTTTTTTGTAATTTCAGTAAATATTATTCTTTTCGTCTTGGAATCTGGTAGCTTCAAACACTCTTTTATATGCCAAGATATTGCTGTACCCTCTCTATCGTCATCGCCAGCCAACCATACTGTTTCTGCACTATCTGCCAGCTTTTTTATACCTTTTACTACATCTTTTTTGTCCGTTGAAACAATATAGTTAGGCTTAAAATCATTTTCTTTATCTATACCTTTGTTGCCCTTGTCTAAGTCTCGAATGTGACCATAACTAGCCACAACTTTATAATTATTACCAAGAAAAGACTGTATTTTCTTTGTTTTACCTGGGGATTCTACTATTACTAAATTTTTTGCTGACATGTGTTATTTATCAATGATTTAAAAACAAATATAACATTTTTTATTGAAAAATAAAACGAAAGTTTATTTAAAAAAGTCATTATTATAATAAATCTTAATATTTATGAGGGAAACGTATTTTTATACATAAAATGGAAAAAAAGGAAGTTAGATTATTTGTAAGGGAGGTTATTAGTGAAATAGCTATGGCAATAGGAGGCTCTGGTTGGGATAGTAACAATGACGTACAATCTTTTCATGGATACCCTTCTGGTTATGGTCAATTTCCATACTTATATACAGACATGCCTGAAATGTTGCCAAGTGCAGAAGAGATAAACAAAAATAATGAGCACATTAAAATCAACAAATACACAAACAACAATGAGGTTTATGAATTTCCTTTTGATAGTTTCAAAAAAGGCTTCGAAATAGAAAGACATGAATTGGAAAGACAAAAACAGCTCATAAGCGTTTTTGACATAGCCAAAATAGTTATAGACAAATTAAGAAAAGACAAAAATTTTTATCAAGATGAGAATGCTGGAGATACATCGCAGTAAAGTTATGATTATATTAGAAGTAGATTACAGCGAATTCGAGAGACACCATTTTGATGATATATGGGATGCGATTCGAGATGTTTACGAAGAAGAACTTTACAAGCTAAAAAAAATAGAAAGAAATAAAGACAAAATGCATGTTAAGCTTAACATAGTAAGAAGGCGTGCATATCTAAAAGAAAAAAAGAATACTAAACGATAGTTATATAAGTGTTCCCATTAGTCATGGTTATTTTTTCCAAATTTATATATGTAAATTTTTCTGAAATACTTTCATTTAAAAATTCATGTTTTTCAGTTAGTAATATTTTTTTTCCAAATGCAAAACAACAAAAAGATTCAATTGAAGTGTAGTCTATGTCTTCGCTCCCATCTCTACTTTTCTTTAGTTTATAATAAAGAAAAGGTAAGTCATATTCTTCAATCTCGGAAATCTCATTAATATTTATCTTAACAACACCCCAGTCATAAACAATAACATAGTTATTTGACGCATTAGAACTACTTGCTTTAAACACACTACCATCAATATATTTTCTCTTTGTTAACTCCATTTATATTTTGGTTAACATAATCTCTTTTACAACCTCGTTTTCATAAGAAACCAAGTCATAAGTGACATCTGTTACCTCAACTCCACAAACTCTTCCTTCTGAATTTTTCAATATTAACTTAGTTCCTTTTGATAAGTGTTCCAAAACATTTTCTGGTGGTAGTTCTATATCAGACATTGTAAAATTTAAATTTTCTATATTAACTCTAGTGTGATTTCTAGTTTCTTTTACAATTTCATTAACTATAGTTTGACCAGTTATGCTTTTCATTGAAGCCTCTTGTTCCAAGAACTCTTGCTTTTTTTCTTGGAAATATCTATTTATATCTTTGGTTTTTGACTCAATTAGATGCTCTAAATTTTCAGAAACCTTTTTTATTTGAGACTTTATTTCCTGCTTAGTTTCTTCTCCTAAGTTTATTATACTAGCCTTTTCCTGCTCTTTAGCCTTTCTATCCAACTCTTCTTCTTCCAACACCTTAAGAAGCTCTTGTTCATTTTGTTTTTTTATACTCTCTTTGGATGCAACACGATTTCCTTGTGAATAATTTTCAATAATATAGTTAACGTAATCATCTCTACTAGCACTTTCACTGTAAGACGGGTGACCCTTAAAATTATACCTTATAATTAAAGTCTTTATTGCATCATACTCTCTCCCATTGTAGTTCTTAACTATTCTATCTACCTCTTTTATCTTAGAAGGATTATAATGATTATACAAATCAATAAGTGCTTCTTTAAAACTTTCAGAATTCATTGTATTTTATTTTATAAATAAAACAAAAAAAGGCTGATTAACAGCCTTTTTAAAAATTTAAATACTATACCTTAGAATGGAAGGTCATCATCAGTACCCGTAACAGCTTGTGGTGCAGCAGCTTGTGGTGCAGCAGCTTGTGGTGCAGCAGCTTGTGGTGCGGCAGCTTGTGGTGCGGCAGCTTGTGGTGCGGCAGCTTGTGGTGCAGCAGCTTGTGGTGCAGCAGCTTGTTGGCTATCATTTCTTCTGCCATCTGTTAGGATTCTAAAATCTCTAGCATTGATATCTGTATATCTAATTTTAGTTCCATCTCTTTCAACAGTTCTATATTTTAATTCCCCTTCTACAAAAACAAGGCTACCTTTCTGCAAAATTCTCTGAGCGTTTTCAGCTAATTTTCCAAACATAGTGATGTTATGCCAAGATGTCTCTTCTTGCTTTACTCCGCTTTTGTCAGTCCAGTTTTTATTTGTTCCTACTGAAATTCTAGCCAATGTAGTTCCATTGTCTAATCTTTTTACATCTGGGTCCGCCCCCAGTCTTCCTAATACTTCTACTTTGTTTACCATATTTTTTAATTTATAATGTTCACCAAAATTAGTGATTTAGTTTTTATATTCAAAACTTATTTGAATATTTTTTTAATAAAATTTGTAACAACTCCTTTGTTATCACTTTTCAAGCTTTCTTTAGAGTCTTTGGAGTTGTTAAGCTCTTTTTTTCTTATTTTAAACAACTCTTCTTCTGAAATTTGACCTGGCATCATTCGTTGTCTGTCCTTACTTGGAGTCATGTCTGATGAATATGTATTTTTTACATTTATTTTATTTTTATCACAAAACATAATAGTTGACTCTATTAACTCCTGTGTTGCTCTACTATTGTAATACCCCTTTAGTTGTTCAAGTTCTAATTTATCTCCCACCCTAACAAAGCCAGCAGTAGCTCTTTCTTTAGTAATTAAGTGAGTTACATTTATTGCTATGTATTTTTTTTCACAAATTCTATTTAAATAAGTATATATGCAGTGATGCATCTGTAAGCCTTCAAGATTTAACCTTTCTGCTGTTTCTACCACTTCAAATTTAACATCTCCAATTTGAATATTTAATTTTATAAAACTAGAAACAGACTTAGAATAAAACTCAGCTTTTTTAGCATCTTTCATAGCATTAAATCTAGCAGAATAGTCGTCATGAAGCTCTTTTAATTGATTGTAATTTTTACACTTAAATAAAACTTTAGGCTTTACTTCAAGTAAGTCAACAACTCTTATAGTGTCCATATAAATTACAACATAATCATTACCCTCATCTATTTTATTGTCTAAAATGTGTTTTATATTTTTAAACTCTAAGAGCACATCATCTGTAACTCTTTGATTCTTTAAAATGCTAGACAAAACACTATAAACCCTATCTAACTCATAATTCTGCAATAAAAATTCTAACTGATTCTTTGAAGTTAATTTATAATGATATGCTTTATTTAATGTATCCATGTGAGACATCAACTTTATAGAATTATAAATTGTAGAACTTATCTTTAAATAACGTGACAAATCTGAGCCATCTGCACGCTTATTGTAAGTCTCTTTCATTGACATTTCGATTATAGAGTGGGGGTTGGTTGATTTTCTATCTGCATACAATCTTGGGTTATGTATGTAGTTACTTTCAGACCACATTTTAAAAAAGTTGTAACCTTTTGTGTGAATTATACAAGATGCACTTTCAAAAGACAAAACAGACAACAGCAGCTTATATCCATTCATGCTATTAAAAAGGTAATCTCCTAAGTTTAATTTCTTTTTAACCATCTTCCCATCCCCAAAACCACTATCTAGATTTTGGTAATATTCTATAGAACCAGACTCACTTTTTTCTATCTCAATTTTACTTTTAGATTTTATAAAGTCTATAAAATAAACAGAATCAAATTTATCCAAATCTTTAATGTGAACCTTTATTAAATCTAAGGATTTTAAAATATTTTCAAAACCAGAATAATTAATAGAGTCAGAATAAGCAAAGAACTCTTCTAAAATCTTGACATTTGTTATATCCACATTTAAATCAACATCATCAATCACTTTATTTTCACCAGACTTTGATAAAGCATCAATTGATTTTAAATCTATGACATTAGGGGTGCTTAACTTTATTCTAGATTGTTTTTTCAATAAATCAACTTCTAAAATGTCTACAGATTTATTAAACATTAAAGCGTCTTTGGAAGAACAATATTCAACTGCACCCTTTAATCTTTTTATGGTAAAACTACTTTCTTCTTCTTTTACTTCTAAATCATAATCTACTGAGTATAACTCTCTTAAATTAGGCTCTAATAAGTATAGTTTTTTTAGATTGTCATACACCCTATTACACGAAGTGCAAGTTATCGATTTTAAACTTTCAGAATCTTCAGTGAGTTCATCATAATTTTTTATAACGTTTCTTACAAGTTTGCCCTTAAACCTCTGAACATTTCCACATTTACAATAAAGTATTTGACCTTTACTTGAAACGTTTGAGTCTTCAGAAATTTTAGAAACCACCATACTGGCTGATAAATCAACTATAAAAGAAGGTTTTTTTGTAGACATAATTTTTTAATATTTATTTTTTTAAAAATGATGATATTTTAGTTATATGTGAAATTAATAAGTTTAATGTTATAAACAAAAAAATATATCTTTTTTTTTAATATTTATAGCAAAGTACTTTAACAAAAAAATTATGCGTAATAATAAAAAACTTTATAGCGAAGTTTCCAGAATGATTGAGCTAACAGAAAATAATCAAAATAAGTCAAAATTACTTAAAGAATCCTTTGGCAATAAGGTAATGTATAAAAAAATATTAAAAGAATCTATTGATGATATAGATTTCACAGATATATTTGATATGTCTGATGAAAGCGAAAAAGATATGGACTCTAAAATAGACAGTAAATTTTCATCTCTTTCACCTAATGATGACATTTCTTTGTTGGGCAAATTAGCTCTAGCTACAGGTTCAATAAATAAGTTGCAAGCTGCAATGTTTGATTTAGAAAAGAAGGACACTCTAACCTTAAAAGACTTGAGCTCTGAAAGAGTTAAAAGGGATGATGATAAAGGAAGTGTCTTTGATAAAGGTAGAAAACCTTTATATCCTGGGCAATCTGTTGCAGATTTTAAAGATATGATGAAAAAGGGAAGGCTTATATTAAAAGTTGGAAATGAATCAGAAAATCTAGATGGTGAAAATGTAGACAAAGTATTTAAATGGCTAGGAGGAACTAAAGGCGAAAAAAGCCTACACAACATAGGATTTGGAAGCAATGGTAAATTGAGCAAAAAAGGAAATGCAGAATTAAACTTCTTGGCAAGAATGGTTTCCGACAAACCCAAAGATGAAGCAGAGCAAAAAATATTAGATACGTTCGGGAGTGCCGCTAAAAACAATGCACTGTCAATATTGAAAGATTTTTATACGGTAGTAGCAAAAAACACTTTGCTTTCACTTTTAAATATGGAACCAACACCAGAAAATTTAGATACAATATCAGATGGTGTTAATGAAGCGATAACAAATTTAGCTGGAGTTTCTGGTGGTGATTTAGAAAAAAAGCCTACTAGCTGGGATTCTTCTAGAAATATTGGACCTTGGATTTTGCAAGTTGCAAAAAATTATGCCAAAAACGTGCTTAAAAAAGATACAGAATATGTTCCAAACTTAAATTCAGCAAGACAATTCTTTCAAGATATGATGGATAGAGAGGGTGTTATATCTATAATTTCAAGAAAAGAGCCTTCTCATGAAAACTATGCTGATGAAGTGGAAAAAGTTGGAAGTAAATATTTGTATAAGTATTCAAAAATAGAAGATGCTATTGATGATTTATTAAATTCATCTAAAGTAAAAAATCATCATTTAAAATCTTATAATTTAGACATTTCTAAATCTAAAGATTTATTTTCTTCAGAAAGAAAAGCTCCAGTATCAATGTCTCCAGAAATGGAAAAGGAAACAGGCGAAATGATTGCTGATGAAGATGCAATTTTAGGAATTGATAAAGATTCTGAATTAAAAATAAGAAACATACTATCTAAAGTGGTTGACTTTATGACTTTAGACTCTAAGAAATATGGAATAAAACAAGCTACTCACGACCCTTTGTATTTATCAGGAAAAGACAAGGAAGAAATAAAATCTGGTAAAGATGAAGGTTTAATTAGAAGAAGAAAAGAGTTGGCTAAAGAAAATGCTGTAAACTTCATGTACAACTTTTTGCTATCTGCAATTGGAGACACAAAATACGGTACAGATATAGGAATATCAGGAAAGGTTAATCCAGAAGTAATGCAAAACTGGATAGATGGTCAAAGAAAGTCTATATTAACTAAATTGATAGACATTGAAAAGAAAAACAATCCTAATATAGATTCTGAAAAAATAAAAGAAAGAGCTGAAGAGTTAGGACTATTAATTAAAGGTGGTAAAATGAGCCAATCTTTTAAAAGTGGATTAAAAGATTATTTTTCTGCAAACAAAAAGGACTTATCTAAAGTAATGGAATTAATTTCTTCGACATCTCCAGAGGGATATGAAGTAGAAACGGATATAGAAACAATTTTTGAGCAGAAAGTTAGAGCTAAAATTCAAAATATAATAAAAGAATCATTTGTCGTAAAAGAAGAGGAATACGAAGACAACAACACGGAAGAAGAAGAGTTAGATAATTTAATAAATGTATTTGGAGACAGATTTGGAAAATCAACATCCTATGAAAGAGGTGGCAAAAATGGATTAGACAATGAAATAAAAAGTATAATAGATGGAAACAAATCCAAGTGGCATTTTGAAAATAGTGAAAAAGGTCAACATAACTATATAACTTCAGTTTTAGCTTCTATGTACAACTCATTGAGCAGCTCTCAACAGAGAAATGTTTTAAAACATATTTTCCTTTCTTTCTTCCCAAGAGGTGAAGAAAGTAGAATAGTTACACAACTAACTAACAAGCAAGTTCCTGGCTCTATGATGAGCAACAAGTCAGATATGTGGGATGTAATCATATCCTCAGAAGATGATGGAGTTTTGCTTTTGCAAAAAGCTTTAGAAACATATGAACCTAAAGGCTCTTTGTTTAAATACTTATTAAGAAGAATTCTTAATGAAGCAAAAAATAGAACCAGAAAATTCGATGCATCAGTACACAAAGGCGAAAGAACTTACCACTCTAGTTATACAGACTCTATTGATGCCCCTATAGGAAGTGATGAGGATGGAAGTAAAGCTTTCGAATTAGAGGCTGAGCCAGCTATAAATGACAGGCTGGAAAAGGCAAAACACACACTATCAAGAGTGTTAAGCACATTAGGAGGTGAGCTTTCAAAAAGTCAAAGAAATTTATTGATGGCAATTAAAGATATGGGCGATGATGCATTTAGTCCCGATGGAGAGCTTGTATATGGACTTATAGCAACTAGAACGGGGCTTAGCGATTCTAATGTTGGTAGTACAATGTCTGCCATAAAGAAAATGGCAAAAGAATTAAAGGGAAAAGGAATGGTATAGAGACTTTGGATTATTCAAAACCTATATCATTGGATGGGTTGTTTGAATATGTTGATGAAATAATATTGTCTTTCATTTCCTTTAACTCTTCTAACTTTTCAGAATAGTTATAACCATAAAGTTCTACCGATTCTATCAAATTTTTAATGTGTCCAATAGATAGTCCATTTGTATCTTTTGACATTTTTCCAATTTTACTTTTAGTTATTTTTATGTCTAACTTTTCACAAAAAGACCTAATGTATTGACCTCTCTCTACATCGTCTGGATATTCTATAAAAAACTTTTCTTCAAACATTCCTGGCTTGTCTGTTAGAAATTCTGCTATTTTTGATTCAAAATTAGTAGTTGCAATAAAATATACTCCATCTTTGTTTTCATTAGATTTAAGTATGTTTTTTGCAGCAGATATCCCATACTTCTCTAAAGATACTCCAAAATCTTCCATGATAATCAAAATGTCAGTATTGTCGTTGCTTTCTTTTACAAAAGAAATGAAGCTATTTAAATCAGTTGGGTCTTCAACATAAATAACTACACCATCATAAGACTCCGCAACCCTTCTACATAAATACTTTTTACCGCACCCAGGCTGTCCATGTATCAATATAGCTCTATTAAACTCGACCCCAGATGATTTGTACTTATTTTTTAAATTTATAAAACTATTAAAATCATCACTAATATCTTTATAATAAGAGTTTAATATTTCCAAAGGTTTATCATTAGAAAATGATGCCTTAAAAAGGTGTGGACCTTGCTCTAGCGAATACTTAAGATGATATATACCGTTTGGTATTTTGCTATATACTGACTTCGCTGGGTGGAATTCTAAACCATCTTCTGAAGTCCATACTCTTTTAATTTTGTTTTCTGACATAATATTTTAATATAGATTAAATATAAGAAAAATATAGACAAAGTCAATATAGATTATAAAAAATATTGTATATTTATTAATAAATCATAACTTATGAAAAAAGGTACATCAAATAACATATTCATTAAAAACTTTATAAAAGAAAGTTATAAGTCTGTTGATGAAAAAGTTAATGAAATAAAAGATAAAATAAAAAAATTAGAATCAGAAGAAGAACAAGCTTTAAAAAACTGGGGTGGTGAGTCTGAGAGCGAAGAAGAATTTAGTGCTGAAGAGTTTTTTGGGGATGCTGGAGATGCTGCTGAAGAAGACATAAAATCAGACCCAGAAATGGGTGGCGAAGATGAGTTTGCTCCATTTGGAAGCTTAGAAGACCCTAGAATGTTAAAGGGTTTAACTGAAAATCAATTTAGATTAGTTATTAGAAATATGATTAAAGAGTCAGGCTACCCATCATTAGATGGGGGTGAAAATGCTGATGGTGGCGAGGCTGAAAATGACAACAATGACGATGCTACAGTCGCTGAGTCTGACGACAATTTAGAAGAAGAGAGGATAGCAAATACTGAATCTAAACATGAGGTTAACCAGCTTAGAAACTTTATTGGTAGCCATATATATGGAGAAGATTTAGGTGACTTAGGAAAAATGTATGTTGCCTATTCATATGGAGAACAGTTTCCAACATATCTACACTACAAAGGAAAGTGGTACCACAATACCGACTATTATATGTTAGATGATGGAAAGATTAATAAACCTACTGAAAAACACAAAAAAGACATGAAGCCCTCAAAAGAAACTCATGGTATGTCCACTATAGGCTTGCAAAGTTTGATTAGAGCTTTTAAGAAAAAAAATAAGTTAGGAGATAACAATCATACAGATGTTGAACCTGGTGAAAAGAACTAATTAATACTTTACTTATCTTCTTGTGAGATTTCTTCCAATATTTCACCTATAACATCTAACCAAAGTACTAAAGCCCAATTGTCAGCACTTTTTTCCCAAGGCCTATCATCATACGGTATATAATGTGTCATACGCTCTCCTAGCCAATATTTGGGATTTTGACACAAATCTCCATTAACCATATCTATTACATGCCCCATCTCATGCAACAAAACCCATACTCTATCCATTTTGTCAACAATATATGTGCTCAATGATATTTGATACAAATTTTCTGAATACTGGTATGTTACTCCTTTTACATAACTTTGTAATGATTCGTTTCCATTTAATAATATTGTAACATTTGTATCACAAACATATTTATCCATTACCCTTTGAGCTACTAAAGACTCAAATTTAGGATTAGAAAAGTGAGGTATTAAATTTTGGGAGTTAACAGAAAATAATAATATTAAAAATGTTATTATCAAAGGAAAACTAATCTTCATCTTTTAGTTTCTGTATATGCTTAGCCTTATTTATTTCATCCCTTCTCTTTACTGATTTTTTAGTATAATCTTTTCTGTCTCTAATATCATTAAGCATTTTAGTTTTAAAAACTTTATTTTTCAAATTTTTTAAAGCCTGATTTATATTTCCTTTTTTAACTTTTATTTTAAGCATATATTTTTACTTATTATTTTTTTTCTTAGATGTTGACCACCAATCTGAAGAGGTTTCTTTTGTCTTGATATCTAACTCTTTATCTTCTTCACTTAACATGTCTAGGGTTAAATATTTAGACATAATTACAGAAGCTTCAGCATAATCTACCTTTGCTGTCCTTTCATTATCAGAAAGTTCTGTTATATCTAAAAAATTACATAAAGTTAAAAACATCTTTATATTATCGTCTGTATATTCTGAACTTACACTCTTTCTAAATTCAACATAAGTTGGAAGAACCTGCCCTGACTTAACTTGTCCACTATCATATAATGATGTTAATAAAGGTTCGAATATTTGCTTATCTTGTTCAAGTTTTTTTTTCTTTTGGTTAACTAAATCTTGAAATTCATTTTTTTTTACAGTTGATTCATCAACATCTTTTTCTAAATTATCTAAATTTTCATCTTCAACTTGTTCAACTTCAACTTCTTCCTTCTGATATTTAACAAAGAAATGCAAAGAAGTTAAGGATATAACTGGTAACAATCCACCTTCTAAAAATGCTAAATACCTTTTCATGGATGGTATGTCATTGGTATCAGAGCCAAGCATTTCCCATATAGGTCCAGTTAATTCAATCCACGAAATAAAAAGCTCACCACTTGGGTCTATTTCTTTATATGAATAAAATATGTTGCCTAGCATTTGAATAAAAGTAACCAAACCAAACATAAACCAAACACCACCCTTAACCTTATTTGTAGCAGCAACCAAAGCAGTAATTGCAGCAACTTCTATAGCAATAGATAAATATACAGCCCAACTAAATGGATTTGCTATGTCATACCAAGTTACAACATGTGAAATCGATATACCAGCAACCAATAATATTGGCACCAAAAACATTGCTCTATTAGGGTTATCTTTTACCCAATTGAAAAACCTAATCATTTTTGAAGTTCTTTAATGTTGTTTTTAACCAATGAGTGCAATTCCATCAGTTGAGAACCTCTATCTTTACTTGAAATCCAATTATCATATTCAAGGTGAATGTTTATTTTTTCAACTCTTACAACTTCTGGTATACTATCTATCTTTTGGCTCAGACTGTCTATTACAAGAATTTGTTTCTCATTTGATTGTTCTAACTTTTTAATACTCCCACCTCTTGAGCAAGACCTAAAAAAGAAAAAAACAAGTAATATAGCCAATATATATACTTTGTATTTTTTAATGAATTCTGTTATTTTCTTCATATTTTCTATTTTTATTGTTATATATAAATATTGTGAAAAACAAATATATGATATTTTACACAAAAATAAAGGATAGTTTTACTTTACAAAATGCTCTCTAAAACTCTTGTAAATACCAAGAGGTTCATTTCCTGCATTTTTCTTAAGATTTGACAAAGCCATTCTGGTGTTATCATCAATTTCATGCGAATTGGGAATGTCTACATTAATATATACAATTAAATCACCCACCTTGTTTTGGCCGTAAACAGGAAGGCCTTTACCAGAAACTCTAAAAGCTTTGCCAATATATGAATTGGGTGGAATGTTTATTTTTATCTTACCGTGAGGAGTGTCTATTTCTGTTTCACTATTACCAAATATAGCGTCTATAAGACTAATATTCTTGTCTAAAATAACATTATCTTTCTCTACACAAAAAAGGTCATGCTTTTTCTCAAATAAATCAACTAACAAATCACCACTTTCTCCACCCTTGACAAAATCACCCTTTCCTTTTATTGCAAAAGGCATATTAGACCTAGAACCTTTAGGGATTTTAATATCAACTTCTTCCTCCTCGTTAAAGTTGGCACCCAAACTACCGCAAGGAACACAAATTTCTTTTATAATAATACCAGCGCCCTGACAATAATTGCATGTAGACTCTTGTCTAATAACTCCTAAAGGCGTTACTTGTTGAATGACAACTCTACCCCTTCCAGAACATTGAGGACAGTTTGTGTGACTTTTTCCACCTTTTGAACCTGAACCATTGCAACTTTTACATTTAGACTTTCTTTTAATTAAAACTTTTTTATTTACACCATTAACAATTTCTTCTATTGTAATTCCTAACTTTATTCTTAAATTTCTTCCTTTTAAATTTTGTCTATAATTATGTTGATTACCACTTCTGCCGAACATGTCATTAAACAAATCTTCCATAGATGAATTTCCACCAAATCCACCACCATAACCATAATGACTGTTTCCACCATTGCCTACATGTCCATAAGCATCATATTTTGCTCTTTTTTCTGAATCGCCCAATACATCATAAGACTCTGAGATTTCTTTAAATCTTTCCTCAGCGTCTTTATTTCCATGATTTTTATCTGGGTGGTGTTTTATGGCAAGCTTTCGATAAGCTTTCTTTATCTCTACAGAAGTAGAAGACTTTGTTACTCCCAAAACTTTATAGTAATCTAATTGCGACATTTTATAAATGTAGCATATAAATAAAAAAAATAAATAAACGTTAAGAGTTTCTTACCATTATAAATCTTGCTCTCGTGGTGATTTTGTTATTTGAATAAAATTTGTCTTCAATTCTAAAGTTTGAACCGAAAAACTTACCCATGTCAAACGAAACTAAAGAAACTAAATCTGAACCATGCACCTCTGAAGATGTCCAACAAGGTGGCAAAAGTAAAAAAGGATATTTATCAATTAAATAATTATTATGATTATATTGACCGAAACCTTGTTCTATCTCATTATCGTTACGAATAAATTTTATAATATCATAACATTCTTGATAAGTTGGAAGTCTCCATCCAGAACCATATTTACTGCAATATAATTTAGCATCTTTCCATCCTAAATTTAATTTATTGTCAGGAATTTTAATAGATAAATTATTTATGTATAATCCATTTTCTAATATTAAATGACGTTTAAACTCATTTCTCATAACACAAAAAAGGCCTCAATTTCTTAAGGCCTATTTTACTTTTTTATTTAACTTTATTTCTTAGACCTAGTGGTTCTAGCCTTTTTGGGAGGCTCCAAACCAACAACGTGGTCTATAACTCCGTATTCTAGAGCTTCTACTGCTGTCATCCAATAATCTCTATCACAATCTGCATGTATAGTTTCGAACTTTTGACCAGTATGGTGAGCTATAATTTCATACAACTCTTTTTTGAGTAAATTAATCTGTGTAGCAGTTATTTCAATATCTGAAGCTTGTGATTGACCAATGCCACCCAATGGCTGATGTTGCATTGAGCGAGAATGTTTTAAAGCATATCTTTTACCCTTCGCCCCCGCTGTTAACAAAACAAATGCCATAGAAGCGCAAAGACCCATGTTATAAGTTCCTACATTGGGTGCTACCGCTTGCATAGTGTCATATATACCCAATCCAGCATATACTGAGCCTCCAGGGCTATTTATGTACATTTTTACATCTTTTTTCTTATCTACAGACTCTAAATATAATAATTGAGCATTTATTACATTTGCAACTTGGTCAGTAACTGGCATGCCCATATATATAATTCTGTCCATCATTAATCTCGAAAAAACATCCATAGCAACAGCATTCATCTGTCTTTCTTCAATAATATTTGGAGTCATGCCTACAGGTGAAGTTTCTAACATAGAAACTGGGTTCATTACACTTCTCATTTGAATATTTTCGTAATCATGAAATGTCATACTTGAAACACCGTGGTCTCTTGCGAATAATTTAAAATCCTTCTTTATATTTTTCATATTATTTTTTATTTGTTTTTTTAGAAACTCTTTTTGCAACTTTTTTAACAACAACATTATCTTCTTTAGCGCTATAGTCAACAGATAATTTATCTCCTAATTTTATTTCACCTCTCAACACGGCTTGTGAAGCTGGGTTTTGTACGTACTTTGTAACTGCCCTTATTACAGGTCTTGCTCCAAATTCTTCACTGTAACTTTCCTTTAATAAGAAATCTTTCATTTTCTTTGTAATAGAAAGTTCATACTCTCCGTTTTCAAACATTCTTTTTGCCAAAGAACTAACATGTATATCTACTATTTTAGAAATATCATCTTCTTTTAAAGTGTTAAAGACAACTTTTTCATCAATTCTATTAATAAACTCTGGTCTGAACACTTTTTTGAGCGACTTTGCAATAACATCATTAACATTCATATCGTCAGTTGTGCCAGAATCAAAACCTACAGGAGTGACATCCAACTCTTTAACTCCAATATTAGAAGTCATTATTATAATGGTATTTTTAAAGTTAATCTCTCTACCTAGACTATCAGTCAACATCCCTTCATCTAATATTTGCAAAAGAACATTACTAACATCTCTATGCGCTTTTTCTATTTCGTCAAAAAGAATAACACTATAAGGATTGTTTTTAACAGCATCTGCTAATTGTCCACCCTCATCGTGACCTACATACCCAGGAGGTGAACCTATCATTCTAGACACTGAATGAGGCTCCATGTACTCTGACATATCAAGTCTTATGAGAGACTCTTCATTTCCAAACATATATTCAGCTAAAGCTTTAGTTAGTTCAGTTTTACCAACTCCAGTCCTTCCTAAAAACAAAAATGAAGCAATTGGTCTATTTGGATTATGAAAACCTGCTGCAGACCTTTGTACAGCTTCTGAAACCTTTTGAACAGCTTCATCTTGACCAATAACTCTAGACTTTATTTCTTCAGGCATTTTAATTAACCTCAAACCTTCATCATCAGTTAGTTTCTTAACAGGAATACCAGTCATTCTAGCAACAACTCTAGCTATTTCATCAAGTAAAACATCAACTTTGTTTTCTTTACTTTCTTTATCCCAATTAAATTTATCTAACTCTAATTGTTTTTCCATTTTTCTAATAGCATCTCTTGAATCTGCTGCCATTTCAAATTCTTGCTTTTTTATATGACTAGCCTTTAATTCCACTTGAGACTCTATATCTTTTTCTAATTGAAGAATTTCTTCAGGAACATTTATATTATCTATGTGAACTCTAGAACCAACTTCATCCATTATATCTATTGCCTTATCTGGGAATTGTCTCTCTGTAATATATCTTTCAGCATATGTAATACAAGCATCTATAGCCTCCTCATTAAAAGATACATTATGAAAATTTTCATAGTGCTGTTTGATATTCATTAATATTTCTTTAGTCTCTTCAGTTGTGGGTGGTACAACTTTAACTTTTTGAAATCTTCTTTCTAAAGCTCCATCTTTTTCTATAGTTTTTTTATACTCATCTATAGTAGTAGCACCAATACATTGAATGGCACCTCTAGAAAGAGCTGGTTTAATCATGTTTGCAACATCTAAAGAGCCCTGAGCATTACCAGTTCCTATTATAGTGTGTATTTCGTCAATAAAAACAATTACATCCTGATTTTCTTCAAGCTCTTCTATAATAGCCTTCATACGTTCCTCAAACTGGCCTCTGTATTTTGTGCCAGCAACAATAGATGACATCTCTAGTTCAACTATTCTTTTGTCGTGTAAAATTCTACTTACTTCTTTATTTACAATTTTCATTGCTATACCTTCAGCGATTGCAGTTTTACCAACCCCTGGGTCTCCTATTAAAACAGGATTATTCTTTTTTCTTCTACTCAATATTTGTATTAGCCTATCAATTTCTTCTTCCCTTCCTATTACAGGGTCTAGCTGATTGTTCATTGCTAATAACGTTATATCTTTACCAAAAGAATCTAACGCTGGTGTCTTTGATTCTTTTCCATCTTTTCTCTTAATTCTTTTACCATCATTTGGCTCTTTTCTACCACCGAATGATTCAAACTCACTTTCATCTGAAGACATATTGATATTCATTTTTATTTATTTTTAATTGTTTTTACTATTGATAATACTTTGTTCTGTAAAATTAACTATTAATTTGAAAAAACCAAACATAAATTAATTTTTTAACACCAAAATCCACTCTTTTATTCTTTCTTGTTCTATTGGGAATTTTATGTCTAAATCAATTTTATTGCTAAACCCCACAAAATCAGCAGATTTAAATCTAAAACCAAACACGCTAGAATAATTAGCAATTATTACTGTACCGCTTTTATTTATAAAATCTATTTCAAAAGTTCTTGGACTTTTTAAATCACCACTTATATGATATATGGATTTTATTAAATTTGAATCACCCCTAAACTTTCTAATTATATATTTAGAATTGTATTTGGTTAAATAAATTCTACCAAGCTCATCTTTTAATTCAAACCCTTTTTTCACAATGTAAATTTAGTGAATTTTTTGTGATTTTTCAACTATTTATAAATATTGTAATCACTTATAAGATATGAAAAAAAAAATTGGTGCTGGAATATTTGCTATTGATAAAAATAGTGGAAAAATATTGTTATGCAAAAGAGGTTTAGACACTTCGTTTTCTGAGATGTGGGCTGTATTTGGGGGAACTTTTGAAGAGACTGATGTAACACCAAAAAAAACAGCCAAAAGAGAATTTTATGAAGAAACGGGGTCTGATGTAAATTATCAAATATCTAAAGAGCCGTTTTTTATAAACTCCAATAGGCTAATAGATTTTTACACATATTTAGGCATATTTAATGGCCAACCAGAAATAAGAATAAACGAAGAAAGCCTTAGTTATGGTTGGTTTGATATAGACAATTTACCAAAAAATATAATACCTGGGTTAAATGATATGCTTAACGAAAAAACTCCTGAAATTAAAGAAATAATAAAAAAATTATATAACTCTAACTATTAAAAGCATTTTTAAGTATGTGCTTAATTACAGATACGGTAAATCCATTCCCTACCATTCTATACCTTTCAGTTCTAGAAACATTTTCCACATTCGTATAACCATCTGGCAAACACTGCAATCTCTCACATTCAATTATTGTCAATTTTCTAAATCCTTTTTGATTAAACTCTAAAGCTTTTTCTCCTCTAGGGTCTAATTGTAAACTCTTCTTTTCTCCAGAGAATTTATACATCTTCTCCTTCCCAGTTATAAATTTATTCATAAAAACTTCTTCGCCTTCTTTTAGGGCAGATTTTTCTACTTTTTTACCCTTAAAGACTATTTGTCTTTTACTTTTCTTTACGTACATATCAAAGTTTGAGCCTTTGAAGTAGTTTGCATCTATACAATACGCCTTTTCTTTGTTTGTATACCCATTCTCTAAAATATCTTTTAGCTTTTTATTTTCATCTTTTGGTTGGTCAACTTTTATATTTGTCCAATAAAGTCTATTTCTTTTTTGAGCAGATAATTTTTCGGAGTTTATATTTACATAAGGAGTCCCTATAGCTCTAGATATAGCAGTCTTACTATCCAAACTCATGCTTGCCACATTTTCTAAAAGAAAATACTTTGGATTCAAATTTTCTTTCGCTTCTATATAATTCCAAAATAATCCACTCCTTTCTCCGTCAAGACCTTTTCTATTACTTTTTGCTATACTTAAATCTTGACATGGTGAACCACCTATTAGCAAATCTACCTTTCCATTACAAATCTCTAGTATTTTTTTGTAATCTAAAGATTTAACGTCTCCCATTTGAATTATTTCAGGATGATTACTCTTAGACACTTTCATTGCATTAACATCAACCTCTGAGGATATATATAAATTCACTTTTACACCCATTTCTTTTAATGCAACCATAGCACAAGAAGCTCCATCAAATAAACTAACTACATTGATTCCACTATCTTCTTTTGATTTAAAACCAATTATTGATATTAATATTTTAAATATTTTATTAAGCTTACTCATCATTTATTTATTTATTTATTTAAATTTATTTTTTTTTTTGTTTTGTAAAACTGTTTTTGCTCTAACAAATGTAAACATTCTTCTGGGACTATGTACTTCAGTTTGTCAATCCCATTTTCCTCTCTTAAAATTTGCCTTACCTTAGAAGAGGATATATTTGTCTCTAGCAATCCTTCTATCTTTTTTATATTTTTGTTGATAGACTCAAATCTAACAACTTTATTTATATCATTCATATGAGCACCACCTCTTTCATAGTAAAATATAGGAAAATTATCTTCTATGTATTGTGAAGACTTTAAATTACCTATATCATACAAGTAATCTGCGCCCATAATTAAAGAAAATTTGTAATCTTTATATTTTGCACTTATCTTTAGTAGAGATTCAGCAACAGAATTATTTTCATCGTTTTTATAATCCAATTTTGCTAATTTAAAATAAGGATTATCAAGTATAGCATTTTTCAAAAGTAAAATTCTACTTTTTAAACTTAACAACTCTTCACTCTTGTGATTCAAGTCATATCCTTCGTCAGAAAATAAAAACCAAACTTCATCAAAGTTATAACTATTGACAACTGTATTTGCAACAATTAAATGAGCATTATGTACTGGGTTAAATGAACCTATAAATAGACCTATATTAGATGTTTTTTTGCTATTTTTATTACTTAAGCCCTTTATCATTACTATGTCCCTTTCTAGTTGCTGCAATATTTTAGCCTTTTTTTGCTTTAAATCCCTTATGGAATAAGATGCTTTATTTGAAACTAATTTGCTTACTAGAAATTTAGAATTTATATTGTTAAATTTCTCAATATACTTTTTGTTAGACTCATATAATTCATCATGCTTTTTAATTGAACTTATTATCGTAGCATGGTCTCTTCCTCCCAAAATGTTTCCAATATCACGCAAGCTAACTTTAAAGTTAGACTTTATTATAACTGCAAAAACTCTTCTAGCATCAGCATAATCTGGCTTTCTGCTTTTTGAAATAACATCCTCTTTGGAAAGCCCAGTTTCTTTTGCAATTATGGAAAATAATAAATTTTTCTCTTTATTTGTAAGCATTTATTTTTTGTTAATTGAGCTCCATACATAATGGTTTTCTCATTTTTTTATAATTAAACAATTATAGGGAAACCACAAAAGTAAATGGTTTTTTAGAGTTTTGTTTATTAATTAACTCTCTAATTTCACCAATTGTTGTTGTTTTGTAAAATTTACCATCTTTGTAGATAGTGCCCAAAAGACCACACCCCTCTTCTTCAACAGTACACTGGTCTTTTAGTTTAATTTTACCTTCAGAATCTTGATAAATATGCAAATAACCTTTAGCGGATTTTTTTACACCATCATCAGTTATTGGGTCTTTAAAAATATCTCTAGACTCGCCATTAACAACAACGTGAGTGGCTTTAACTGCGCCACCCTGGCTATCTCTAGTTGCATAGCCCATTGAATATGAGCCAATGCCTAACACAACATTTGTAGACGCAAAACCTTTAGCTTCTAGTCTCACACAAATATCTTCAGCCCTTTCTAAAGTTATACTGTCTCCGTATATTGCTCCAATATGAGAGTCTAAAACCTTATAACCTTGAGAGTTGATAGTTCCTCCAAAAACATCCCAAAGAAGCTCAATAACACCTTTTGAAACAGCTTCTTCAACAGAAGTTGTAGCATCGTCTGTATAAAACAAATCAATACCACACAATATGTCAACAGGGTCTCCAGAATCAGGCCTAATAACTAACTTACCATCCCTATTCAAAATATCATCTTTAAGCTCGGTAATAAACTCGGTACAAACTTTCCACAAATCAAAAGAATCAGAAACAACTGAAAGTATACCAGTTGGATATTGCTTCATCAACCTTCTAAATGCGTTAATTTCATCTTCTTGTCCATATGCAGTCATTACTGCATGCTCAGAAGCTGGCACACTGAAGCCTATGTCTTTTGAATTGTAATAATGTTCTGCCGCTTGCAAGCAAGGTATGGTGTCTGTTCCACAAAAAGATGTTAAAAAACCTAAACCAGAACTAATTGCAGACTCTGGGTGCTGCATTCCTCTAAATGAAAAATCATGACCTTGAAAATCAACAAAAGCTAAATTTTCAGCATCAGTTTTCATAGCGTGTTTTACCAATATTTGCTTATAAGCATAAGCCAAGGATGCTGAATGCAATGGTTTCCACAATAAAGAAGAAATCATAGTTTCTAAAAAGTTAGGTAACCAAAAAAAGTCTTTATGCGTGTTTTTTACAGTGAAAAATGGGACTTTTTCATCTATCACAGTTCCTTCTGGCAAAGACTTTACTTGTATAGGTAAATATCCCAAATCATGTAATGATTCAAAGTGAGAAACATCATAATCTGAGCCCAAGTAAGAAGAGAGAAAATCCTTAGCCTCTCCTACAACCTCACTTTTGGGTCTATTGAAGAAATTTTCATTATATAATTCTTCTATTTTTTGTATAGTATATTGAACACCAAAAACAACTACTTTTTTAGCCTGTTCAGGCATGTATTTTACACTTCTAGGAGTAAAGTTTGAATAGACTTCTGTGGTTCCCTCTGGATACATTCTATGGTGACTAGTCTTGTAACCATCTGTCATTAATAGTGGATTATTTTTCATTTTTATAGATTTTAATTATTATTATTTTTTATCTTAGGTAAATTGCCTTTTCCAATTATGAATATATCATATTGATTTAATTGATTATGCAATGGAAACTGATTAACACTATTTGTTGTATATATTTCATCTATGTGTTCAAAAATTGTATCAAGCCCTTTAGAGAATATTCCATGCGTGATAACTAAAGCTATTTTTGAGTTTTTGCCATAATCTCTTCTGATAACTTTAGCTAATTCTATAAAAGTTCTACCTCCATCACATATATCGTCCACTATTACAAATGTTTTATTTTCTGCATTATCAACCTCGCCACTAATTGATGTGTGAGTGATGTTGCCTTTTAGGTCTCTATTTTTAGAGCCTATTATCATATTCTTAATGTCAAATTTTTGTTGTATTTTGAAAACCTTTTTAAGCGCTCCAGCATCAGGCGATACTAATACTATTCCATCTTTAGCATTGTCAATATTTCTTAAAGCTTGATTAAATAAATATTGATTATCTCTAGATTCAAAGTTATTTATACAAGCCTCCAAAACATCTGAATGTGGGTCTAAGACTGTAACTTTTTCAAAGTTTTGTGAATTAAGTATTGGTGCTATAACTGTTTTAATATAATTGATTCCACCCTCTTCAAACTTTCTATCACTTCTACCACCAATACAATAAGGTATATATAATCTAACTTTTTTTACGCCAATTTCTTTTAAACACTGATTGGCACACACAATTAACTCTAAGTCCTTAAAACTGTTTAGTCTTGATTTAATTGTAATACCTTGGCTGTTGTTTTTTAGAGAATCAAAAGTAGAATATCCTTTCTCAACAATTTTAAGAGTTTGTTGTCCGTCTGGGAATTTTGAAATCTCATATCCACAAGAAAGTTGGTCATTTGAGTCTACTAAGTTTAATGTTTCAGCCATAATTGTTTTATATACTCAAATTTAAAGATAAATTAAAAGAATAGCAAATATGAATTCGCTATTTTCTTTGTTTTTATAGTAACGAAAAAATATTAAAAAAATTACAACAAGCTATTTATTTATATGGAATTAAATTATTTATATCATTACAAAGCAAAAGTCATAGATGTTTATGATGGAGACACTGTTAGACTTGAAGTTCAACTTGGTTTCGGACTTACATGGAGAGGTGTGGATAACAAAGGGTTGAAAATTAGGCTATTTGGAATAGACACTCCAGAAGTTAGAGGTAAAGAAAGGCCAGAAGGACTTATTTCTAGAGATAGATTAAGAGAGCAAATACTAGGAAAACACATAACCCTTAAAACAATAAGAGATAAAACTGGTAAATATGGTAGATATTTAGGAGTCCTAATAAAAGAAGATGGAACCAATATGAACGAATGGCTAATTTCTGAAGGTTTGGCAGAAAGAAGAGAGTATTAAATCTGTAGCAACATATAGTACAGCTTTTTCTTAGGTCTTGACACTGCTACATAATGAACATTTTTTTCTTCTTGATACCCATCCATACCAGGATAAAAAGTGTAATACTCTTTTTTATCATCTGGTATCTCTATGCCATTTCTTTTTATTAAAGATTCTGGTATTGAATTAACTACAACACAAGTATGAAACTCTTTACCTTTGGACTTATGTATTGTGGTTACAAAGTTTTTGTTTTTTTTGTTTTCTTCTATAAAATTAATCAAATCCATAACACCCCCAGAAAAATTTTCTAAAACATAGTCTAATCGCTTACGTATTAATGGGTTTATATTTCCATTTTTTATGTCTTCAACATCTTTCTCTTTTAGGTAATTAAAGTATTTTAAAGGAACTTTTCTACTGAGTAGATTGAACTCTATTAATTTAACTATAAAATTAGTCCTTGCTAGAATTACAACCTCATCTTCATTGTTAATTAATTCAACTAACCTATCGAAGTCTATGAATTTTTCATTTATTTCACCATCAAAAGTGTGAAAAGATTTTGCGTCTAAACTTGAAAATTCATTAGAATTTGCAATTATTTGTTTAGCGCTTCTAAAATTAGTAGTCAAACTCATTTTTTCAACCTTTCTCCTTTTTTCTAAAATGTCTTCAATAGCCATACAGTTGCTGCCGCTATATCCATATATAGATTGGTTTAAGTCGCCAACCAGATAATACTTTTTAGCATTTAACTTCATGAGTATATCCATTTGAATAGTGCTAGTGTCTTGATATTCATCCAGAAAAAGGTAGTCATATTTGTCTTTAAACATTTTCAACCACTTGTTTTCTTTTAGTAAGTTTCTTACATCTAGCAATATATCAGAAAAGTCTCTTTTTCTTTTTTCTCTTAAGTACTTTGAATACTGAATGTAATAATCTGGTATCCTAACTTTTATTCCATCTGCTGTTTGTAATTTATATGATGAGATTTGAGAATCTAAAAAATCAGCATCATCATAGAGGTTTGAAATAATTTTATCAAATTTCAAACTCTCTTTTTGAGACGATTTGTAACTGGGTTTATTTGTATCTTTATACCAATCTATAAATTCATAAAAATTAGTAACCTTCTTAAACTTGCCCATTCTATGTAGCATCCAAAAACAAAATGAATGTATTGTAGTTATTTTTATATCTTTGTTGTTTACCCTCTCTTTTAACTCATCTACCGCAGCATTTGTAAAACTAAAAAATATAATCCTTTTAGGGTCTACTCCTTTTTTTAAAAGAAATTTCAACCTCTGAACACAACAGAAAGACTTACCACTTCCAGCAGTAGAGGAAACTATAACAGACTTTTTACCTTCATATAGAACAAATTGTTTTTGCTCTTCTGTTAAGCTAGATAAAATATCGTTATCTTCTTTTTCTTGAAAAGCGTCTAATTGTAATTTTGAAACCTTACTCATTCCTAACGTTAATTATACCACCTTTTTTATTTTTTTTACACCACAAAAGTAAAAAATCATCTGACAAACCTCTCATATTATTTTTCTCCAAAATTAAACCTCTGCCTTTTTTGAATATACATTTACCTGTAAGGTTAATGTCTAAAAACCCCCTTAATTTTCCAACGGGGTACAATTCAACACCACCAACATTATTAGAACCGAACATCTTTGTGGACTCATTAAAATGAAACTGATTTCCTAAAATTTCACAAATGAACATACTACTTGATATGGCTGAAACATCAGGTCTGAAATCTGTGTCAGACGATATTCTAAAATAAAGTCTATTAATAGTTGTCATAAAAGTTCTATTCCATTCCAATCTACTAGCATAAGGAGTTATGTTTCTAGGTTGTGCAAAGTCATAAGAATACCAATTTTCTTCAAATAAAACTTTACAAATATTATTATTGTAGCTTGGGCTCATTTTGTGTTGCTCTACTTTTCTCCATTATTTTTTCTAAAACTTTTTTTGTGTCAGTTGAAAAGTCTGACTTCATAAACCAAGTGTAATATCCTGGGTTGTGTTTTAAAACATCAGATACCGATTGGTCTTGGTATTTTCCAAAATTAAATACAGGAACATCGTTGTCGTTTAAAACAATCCTTCCAGAGTAATCTAACTGCCCTTTGAAGTTTGTAAAATCATGTAGTTTAGACATATCATTTACAATAGGTCTTTCCTCTATAGTTCCATCAGAATCTTCGTAATTAGAATCTTTGTAGTAATCCAATTGGCTTTCTAATATTTCAGCAGTAGCCCTAATATCATTCATAGCATCATGAGCACCTTCTAAATTTTTATTACAATAAAACTTATATGCCGCCTTCAGATTTCTAGGTTCCATTTTTTGAAATATCTTCCACACGTCAATAGAGCGTCTATCATTCATGTCAAAATCAGAACCAACTCTATAGAACTCCTCTATCAACAAAGGTACATCAAATCTATTACTGTTAAAACCACACAAATCCGCATCACCTATAAATGCTTTTATACCTTTCGATATTTGCTTAAAAGTTGGTGCATCTTTAACCATCTCATTTGTTATTCCATGAACAGCAGTAGCTTCTTCAGGGATGGGTATCATCGGATTTACCAGTCTATTTTTTTCTTCCTTTTCTCTTCCATCAGCGTAGTATTTAACAATTCCTATCTGAACTATTCTATCATTCGAAACACTAACACCTGTTGTTTCTAAATCAAAAAATACTAAATCTTTATTTAATTTTAAATTCATAAGTTTATATTTTTTTTAAATTATCTTTATTGGCCCAAAATACTCTTTTAACTTTAACGTTGGACTCGTGTACTGTCTCTAATTTAATCATATTATGCGACAAATCTTGTTCTAACTCTCTTAAAATCACATTTTTAGATATTGAATTTCCGTCTTCAAAAAAAATTTCTTTTTTTAATTTATATTTTGACATAATTTTAACTCAAATGTTGCTTTAATATATTACTTCTACTCCTATGTCTCAAAACCTTTATGGCAGAATCTTTTATTTGACGAACTCTCTCTCTTGTTAATCCAAAATATTCACCCACTTCTTCGAGTGTCATCTTTGGATATCCCATTATTCCGTAATACATACAAACAACCTCTCTCTGTCTAGGCTGTATTGTTTTAAGTGTTGAAGATAAATCTTGATGTAAAGAGTCTGAGGCCACACTTATATCCACATCATTCATCTCTCCTTCTGAAATTTTATCATACAAACTATAACCTTCATCATCAGTTGACAGAGGAGCGTCTAAAGATGCTTGAGGCTGCGAGGAACGTAATAATCTAGATATTTTCACTACATCCTCTTGCATTATTTCAGCTATCTCTTCCTCTGTAGGCTCTCTTTGATTTCTTTGTTCAAAATCTCTAGACTCTTGCTTTAACTTATAATAAGTACTGATTTGATTTGTAGGAAGCCTAACCATTCTAGAATTATTTGCCAAAGCTTCTAGTATAGATTGTCTAATCCACCATACAGCATATGATATAAATTTAAAACCCCTTGTTTGGTCAAATCTTTCGGCAGCCTTTATTAAGCCATAATTACCTTCATTTACTAAATCTTCAAAATTTATACCCTTACCCTGATATTGTTTTGCAACACTTATAACAAATCTTAAATTGCCAGTAATTAACTTTTCTCTAGACCTTATATTACCTGCTTGTGACTCGATGGCTAACTTATGCTCTTCTTCTTCTGTTAGTTGTTTGATTTTATTTATTTCATTTAAATATGACTTTATGGAATCAGAATCTCTATTCGTTATTTTATTAGTTATTTTCAGTTGCCTCATTTTAAAATTTTATTTAATTAAATTAGTTCCATTGTTAGATTTTTACGATTAAACAAATATAAGAATTATTTTAAAGAACAAAAAAAAATACCACACAAAAGCGTGGTATTAATACTTTAAAAAGACTTTATTTTATAGATATTTTATGAGCAAATCTTTTGTTGAAGTGTTTTCTAACAACTTTTTCTCAGCCTTTCTTGCAATTTGCCTAATCCTCTCATTGCTATACCCTAGTTTTCTAGCAATTTCCTCTTTAGAATGCGCTTGACAATCTATGCCATAAGTGTACCTAATGACTAAAGTTTCATTGTTCGTAAGTATTTCAAATGCTCTGTACATATCTTGTTTTAAAGAATCGTCTAACAATGAAGAGTCTGGCTTGCCCAAGCTATCATCTTCTATTAAATTCACTAAAGTTGAAGAGTTTTCATCAGAACCTACTTTTGCATCTAAAGATGAATGAAAAGAACTAGCTTGCTGTAGAAGCTTACCAGATTCAGCGTCTATATCCATATATTCACAAACTTCGAATTCTGTTGGCTCTCTTTCTAAAACTTGCTGCAAGTGCTGTACGGCTCTTATATATTTCCCAGCTTCTAAATTTTTATTAGAAGGAACTTTTATCATTCTCTTCTTTTCAGATATGGCTTGTATTATAGTTTGTCTAATCCACCAAACCGCAAAAGATATAAATTTAAAACCTCTAGTTCCATCGAATCTTTCGGCAGCCTTTATGAGTCCCAAATTACCTTCATTTATCAAATCGGCTAATGGCAATCCTGTATTTTGGTATTTTTTAGCAACACTAATTACGAATTTTAAATTTGATTGAACCAATTCTTTTAAAGCCTCTTCGTCACCTTCTTGAATCAATTTAGAAAGCTCAAATTCTCTTTCCGGGGTTATGGAATCAAATTTATTTACATCCGTAAAGTATTGTTCTATTGATTTTTCAGTTCTGTTTGTAAGGCTTTGTTGAATTTTTAATTGTCTCATTTTCGTTTTTTTTTAAAGATTTATAACTTAAACGTAAAATGATAAAAAAAATTACAATTATTTTGTTTTTTTTATTTTATTTATTCTATCTCTTATTTTTGCACAAAGCTCTAGATTATCTTTTTCTATAGCCCCTTCCATTACTTGTTGTAAAAATTTGAGGTCGTATATGTCGTCAATTTTGTTCTCTATTACACTTTCCAAGTTCATATAATTACCCTCTTCTCCATAAATGTCTTCAAACTTTAGGCTGGAATACATTTGTTGAATAGGCATTTCCATAAAAGACAAGCTGCTTACTATACTGTCTATAATTTTATCCCTATCTTCATTTGGTATATTTAATATATTAGAAAAATTGAACATATTACTATTGTCAAAGTTTAGTTCCTTATTTTCATAATCAGAACACATTTTTTTGAAATTAATAGGAAGGTCGTCAAAATCAAACTTACAAGACACGCTATTAAGAGTGTTGTATATACTTATGTTTTTTTTAACACTCTTTGATGTTGCAACAATATAACACCCTGTAATATCATATAATAATCCTAAATTTTTAAAAAATGAAGGTTGAGAATTCTTTTTTCTAATGTGACTCATGAAAGATTCACTATTTTCTTTAGTTCCAAACAATAAATTCATACTATTGGACTCATAATCTATACCCAACTTTTTGGACACATCTTTACAGTCTATAACAAGAAAATATTTTAAATTTTTAATACCTAACTTTGCTAAATTACCATCTGGGTTCTTTTTTATAAGCTTTTCTATCTTTTGCTTTATCATAGAAAATCTATTTAATACTTTAGCCTTTTCATAAGCTATTGGCTCAACTAATCTCATAAATTATTTGCTTATAAATAATATAATGTTTTTAAAAATTAACTATTCCAATCCAAGTTAGAAAAAAACTCTTTTAGCTGCATAAATGATTCTTTATTTATGTTTACAGACTTTTCTATTATTTGCTTACTTTTTTCGTCAATTTCAGCAAAATTCATAGTAAGCCTTCTATTTTCCTTGCCTTTTTCACGAGATATTATTAAATCAACCTCCAATACACTCATGGGCTGCCCAGAATCATCTGTGCTAGCAACTATTTCAATATATGTTTTTTCATTCGGAGATGAATTTTTATTGTAAACAACTTCTTCATTTACTTCATTTACAATGTTGCTTGAGGTCTCTAAAGATTCTCCATAAGATGAGCCAGAAACTCGCTCTGTAGTCAATACGCTACCACTTTCTTCAACTATATCATTCATAATATTAATATTTCAATCAATATAATTTATAAAAGACAAAAGTCAATATTACTACAACAAAAAAGCTCTTCAATTAGTTAAAGAGCTTTTTAAAATATTGTATTTAAGTATTAAATAGTAAAATTTCTACTTTTTCTCAACCCAAACAACTTTACCTTCAGACATTACTGGGTTGTGTACTGCACCCTTGAAAGGCTTACCTCCTGTAAGTTCTGAATATTTAGCTTGCAATTGAGATTCATCACTTTGCATCTTTTTCTTTAATCCTTGAATTTGACTTGCAATATTAGCGATTTCTTTTTGTGCTTTTTCATATTTTGCTTTATCAGAAGCGTCTGTATATGCTTTTTTAACATCTCCTGCAGCTTTGTTTACTGCATCTTTCGCTTGGCCTGCAGCATCTTTTGCAGCATCAGCAACTTTTCCAGCGGTCTCTTTAGCTTTTCCACCTATCATTTTACCAACACCCTTAAGTCCAGCACCAATACTTCCAAACAACTCTTGAAGCTCTTCTTCAGAAATATCTTCTCCTTCATTTATTCTAGATATGGCTTCTGTTAGTTTTGCCTTTTTTTCTTTAAGAGATTGAGCCTTAATGTACTTTGAAGCCTCTTCACTTATAATAGCCTTCAATTCTTTTCTTGTTATTTTCATTATTTTGTGTTTATCTATATAAAATAAATATAAATAAAAAAATAAAAAGGGGCAAAAAACCCCTTTTAACACACAAATCAATTGAACAATTAATTACTTAATCTCAACAGTTCTTTTTTTGTTTTTAGCAGAATTACTCTTAGGTACATTAATGTACAAAATACCATTATCATACTTAGATGTTATCTTGTCTAAATTTGAATCCTTGGGAAGTTTAAACATTTTATCAAAAGAACTTTTTCCAAACTCTCTTAAAGAATAATTTTTTGAATCTTCACTTTCTTCATCGGTAATTTCGTATTTAACTTTTAAAATAAAGTCTTCTAATGATATATTAATTAATTTTTTGTCTATACCAGGTATACACATTTGAATCTCTTGGAAAGATTCTTGATTCAACACATTTGACTTTACGTTATTATTTGTGAATTTAACATCTCTAAACAACTCTTCAAAAGGTGTGAAACTTTTTAGCTGAGAGTCTATGACAGACTCAATTGGCGACAGCCTTCTTTTAATTGTAAACATATTTTTTATTTTTTAATTTACAATTAACACTTCAAAGTTTATACCAACAAAAAAAACGTCAATTTTATAGACAAATTGACGTTTTTTTTAAAAATATATGACAAAAAATCCGATTTTTTATCTCTTTTGATATTTTTTAATATTTTCTGGCCATACTATTATTTTGTTATCAGCAGACACATATCTATAGTCTAATATATTTAAAAAATAACGCTCTCCTTCATTATTAGCTACCATAAACCTACAATCACCTTTGAACCCAGTCATTAACTTAGTTGTTGCTTCACAAAATGCTTCTTGAGTTGTGTACTCTAAGTCTATCGTTCTTACGTTATTGTTTTTTTTGTTTTTCGTTTTATTGGTAAAGTGTCCTAAAAATTCCATATTAAGTTTTGTTTTTTTCTTTCTTTTAATTTATACAACCAAAAATATGTAATTACATTAACGAAAGCAAGTTTTATTGAAAAAATAATTTATTTTTTTTCAATCAAATATTTTGTAGTAAAACTTAGGTAATAATATTTCTGAATCTGAATAATTTAATTTGTATTCGTACTTAATGAGTGCAACATCGAAGTCCATACGTTTAACTATAGCTCCAGTAGGGTCTAATAAATCAATTTTACAAATATGAACATCTTTATATTCATCAATCCAATCATTTGATGTGATTGCTAACATTGATTCTATGGAGATAATATTACCTTGTTCAGGAGTATAATAAAAATGTAAAGATTTAATTCTGTCTGGGCTGATTGTTTTATCAGAATATTCATTTTGTAAAAAAACAACAAATCTATTTGCTTTATATGGTTCAAAAGAATTAAAAAGAGTTCCTTGAGTTAAACGATAAGATTCTGGGTTGTTTATATTATAGTATGCATAACCCGTATAAGGAGAAGATTCTTTTCTTTCAAGAATTAACTTTCTTTTTCTCCTTTTATACATAATTAAATTCTATTCTTATATTTTAATATTTTTTGCATTTTTACAGGAGTAAGAACAAGTCCATTTTTTAGTGTTAAAGAAAATTGCTTAGCAATAGCCCTTTCTATCAAATCAAAGCTTAATCTAGTATCTCCAACCAAAAACCCTCTGTCAGTAAATTTGACAATAAATGGGAAGTTTGTTTTAGTGTCAAACCTAACTATCAAATCTTTTTTTGGTACTTTTGGCATTTCCTTAGCTGGATTAGCAACTTTTTTGCTTACAACATTGAGCTCTTTTTCTTGTTCTGTCAAAGATTCGGCTGCAGATTTCTCTGCTGTTATTTTTTGATTTTCTAAATCTGTAACTCTTTGTTTGGCAGAAGATTCTAATTCTCTAGTTAAATCCAATTGGTCTTGAGTTATCTTTACCTGCGCATCAGCCATTTTTTTATAATCGGCCCCACTAGCAGAAGTTTGAACTTGTTTGTCCATTTTTAATTTTTCTGTTAGATTTTTTATGCTTTCCGTAGTTTTTTCTAAAGTATCTTTAGCCAATTCTATTGCATCTTCTAAAGTTGCAACATTGTCAACTTTTGCATCATCTTCAGACAAATACAAAGAAGCTTCTTTTAATATAAATGAATCTATATCTCTTTTGGTAAACATGTTGTTTTGTTTTTAATATAAATAGTTTATAAAAGTAAAAAAGAGCACTTAAAAGTACTCTCTTTCATTTATTATACTATTGTGCACCCATTAAATTATCATAATGTTCTTGCCAAATCTTTTCTTCTTTTCTCTTCAAATCTTCTAAGGCCTTTCTTTTTTGTTCCAAATGCTTTTGAGCCACTTTTTTTCTAGCCGCTTTTTTTTTGCCTTTTTTTACAGATAGTCTATTTTTTGTTGCTTTATTTTTAACTTTTTTCATATTGCTAAATTTTTTAATAAAATTAAATAATTTTTATACAAAGTCAACAATTAAGACATTCTATTATTGATTTCATCTCTAACTTTAGCAGCTTTTTCATAATCTTCTACTTCCAAAGAAGAGGCTAAAGCATCATTAAGTTCATCAATATTCATATCTGATATGTTTTTATCAATTTGTGTCTCTTGAACTTCTGGGCTTTCTTCTACTTCAATTCTATCATCACCATCTTCGATAGCCCTTAATATATCATCTGTATTATCAGAACCTGCATCAACTATATCTTCTGGGCTAGGTGTTTGACCATTATTTTCTTCTTGATATTCTTCAATATCTTCTTCTATCTCGTCTAACAACTCCTCAAGAGCAGAAATTCCTGCCTGGCCATCATGTAGTACTTTATCCATTAAATCCAAAAATTCGTCTGGCTCTAGCATGCCAAGCTCATATAACAAGGTGGAAACTATAGTGTAATCATTTTCTCTATCTTGAACTATATAATCGATTGCATCATGTAAGTATTTCCAAATTCTAGGGCCTAATAATTTCATCCAGTGCTCTTCTTGGTATGAATCTGCCCTACCCAATACTGCTTTTTGCATTTTTGGGGTCATATTTTCTAAACTGTATGCAAATAAGTATTCCACCACAGATTTTGCTACTTCATGAAGTAATATGGGAAACAGATGAGCAGAGGCCTTAGCTCCAGTTACTGGTCTAGTTTGCACCTCATCTTCGCCCTCTTCACCATCTTCGTCTTGAGAGTCTTCTTCATCTCCAAATTTTAATTCTGATTTACCCATATTAGTTCTCATGCCAGTGGCTTTTGGGTCAAAACTCCAAGTCATCAACTCAACAGTTGGCATAATTTCCATATACAAAGCAAATAACTCGGGGTCAATCGCTTCCACTTCAGCTCTTAAGTCAGATATAGTTTTGTGACTTCTATATCCTGCACCCATCGCTAATGCGTTTTGCATAAATCTTTTGTCTAAATTCTTTTTTAATTGCTCTTGTTCTTCTGGTGTAAAATCATCTTCTATAGTTTGTTCTAACTGTTGTTGCAAATCTTGACCAGAATCATCTTCCATATCCATGTCTGGTCCATTTTCTAAAGGCTTTAAATCGGCTTCTATTTTTTGCATGATTCTATCTTCTACACCAAAAGTACGCTTCACTACATCTAAAGCAAGTCTTTCAAGCGCTTCTTTATGTCTAGCCTCTAACATGCTAGCCATCATTGTTTTTTGCATAGCATTCATAGGAGCTATAAGCCCTGCTTCTTGTGCATTTCTTAACACCTCATTAAACTCTTCTGTTCCTAATTTTGATAAAGTCTTGAAATCTGGTTCTCCTTTTTGGAATATTTCTATATGTTTAAAAGGAGTATCTTCTGCACCCTCCTCTCCAGATAAGCCAGATTTAATTCTTGGGTGTATAAACCTTTCTCCTGAAGCCTCATCTTCTGGTCTCAATGGAGCTTCATTTATCATCCTTCTATACTTATTATACTCCTCTATTTTTTTATATTTTCTTTCTAATGTATAAACGCTTTCCATCTGAACACTTTCTGCTTTAGGCTTAGGTTTTTCCGATGGATTTGGGTCTCTATCTGGTATGCCTCTTCTTTTTTTCTTTTTCCCAGTGTCTGTATCTGTATCTGTATCTGTATCAGTATCGGGATTGGCTATTTCATTTTCTTCCATCTTTTTTTCCATAAGACGCTTAGCAATAGCTTCTTTTAAAAGTTTTTTTAAATCTTTCTTATTCATTTTTATTTATTTAATATAAAATATTACTACTATAAATATGATTCAAAAAAGAAAAAGCCCTCTGTTTAAAAGAAGGCTTTTACTTTATTATTTAACTTTTATACACTAACTTCCGCAAGCTTCACAATTGTCTGGATTATCTAGACTACAAGCCATTTGAGACATGGCATCCACCTCTTCTTCTGACATATCTGTGGGAGATGTGGGAGAAACAACTTCAGGTACAGATGTAGAAGATATAAATCTACCATCACTATCTATTTTTTCAACAACTTTTGTTTCTGGAATGCTGTCAATCAGAACTTCTGAGTTTATTTCTATATTTTTAATTTCAGAGTCATCTTTTTTCTTTATTGAGTTAACGTCTGTACCTAAAGATTTTCTGGCTTCTGATTTTGCATTACTTCTAAGATAATACATACCAGTCTTTAGGCCTTTAGACCATCCATAAAATAGAGCTTTATTTACCTTTGCAACATTTGCGTCTCTTAAAAATAGGTTCATAGATTGTGACTGGTCTATAAATGCAGCTCTATCAGCAGACATGTCTATAAGATTGCTGGCTTTCATTTCCCAAACAGTTTTATAAGTCATTTTTATTTCTTCTGGTATTTCTGCTATAGTTTGAATAGAACCATTATTTTGAATCATCTTTATTCTAATATCATCATTCCACAAGTCTATATTTATCAAATCTTCAACCAAGTGTCTGTTTACCAAAACAAACTCTCCTGACAACACATTTCTTTTATATAAATTATTTGTAAAAGGCTCAAAACACTCATTATTCCCCAATATTTGTGCAGTAGATGCTGTAGGCATAGGTGCTACCAGTAAAGAATTTCTAACACCATGTTTAATTACAGACTTTTTAAGTTTTGACCAATTCCAAAGGCCAGACAATTCTTCTTCTTTAATTCCCCACATATCATACTGAAATATGCCTTTAGAAACTGGAGAACCTTTAAAAGAAGAGTATGCTCCTGATGTTTCTGGAGCGTCTGCATTAATGGCGACCTCTTCTTTGTATAAAGATTTTGAAATATCGTTAGAAGCAGTCATGGCAGCAAAGTATATTGTTTCAAAAATATCTTTGTTTAATTGTTTGGCTGAATTTGACTCAAAAGGAATTCCTAAAAGAGCAAATGTATCAGCTAAGCCTTGAACGCCCAAACCTATAGGCCTATGTCTCATGTTGGACTTTTTAGTTTCTTTAGTTGGATACCAATTTGCATCTATAACTCTATTTAAATTCAAGGTTGCTTGATATGTAACATCATAAAGCTTCTTGAAATCATAAGTTCTAAGACTCTTATCTTTGGACTTAACCTTTCCAGTTGGAATGTCTACCATTTTAGGAAGAGCTATTGAGGCCAAATTGCAAACTGCAGTTTCATCTGGAGTACTTACCTCCATGATTTCTGTGCACAAATTAGAAGATTTAATTACTCCTATATTTTTTTGATTACTTTTGTTGTTGGCAGAATCTTTAAAAAGAACATAAGGTGTTCCAGTTTCTATTTGAGCTTCAAGTATTTTACCCCACAACTCTCTAGCTTTCATCACTTTTTTACCTCTACCTTCTGATTCATATTTTTCATAAAGTTTGGTAAATTCTAAATTTACTTCTGATTCATTTAATAGTTCACCATCTTCATTGTATTTAGGGTATACATCATATACATCTGAAAGACCTGGGCATTCGTTGGGGCACATTAAAGTCCAATTAGCATCATCTTTAACTCTTTGCATAAACAAATCAGGAGTCCACAATGCTAAAAACAAATCTCTAGCTCTTTCCTCTTCTTTTCCGTGGTTTTTTCTTAAATCAATAAAACTTTCTACGTCAAAATGCCAAGGCTCTAGATATATGGCAAACGAACCCTTTCTCTTGCCCCCTTGATTTATCCATCTAGCTACTTCATTGTAGGTTTTAAGCATAGGGAGTAGACCGTCTGAATTGCCTCCAGTGCCCTTTATATAAGAGCCTTTAGACCTTACACCATGAACATGAAGACCTACTCCACCAGACCATTTAGATATTTTTGCCACATCCTTTAAAGTGTCGAACAAAGAATCTATATCATCCCCCTTGTTAGCAACTAAAAAACATGAAGACAATTGCGGCTTAGGAGTTCCAGAATTAAATAAAGTCGGAGTTGCATGAGTAAATTGTCCTGTAGATAGTAATTCATAAGTTTTTTGAACCTCCTTTAAGTTCTCACCCCATATGCCCAAAGAAACTCTCATGTACATATGTTGTGGTGTCTCAACAACCATTCCATTAATTTTTAACAAATAAGACCTTTCCAGTGTTTTGAATCCAAAATATTCAAAATCCAAATCTCTATCATGAATAATCATGGATTCTATTTTCTTAGCATTTGACTTTACAACGTTTAATAACTCTTCGGAAACCAAAGGGGCATGCTCTTTTGTTTTTGGGTCTATATTGTTATACAAGTCTTCTATGGTATCTTTAAAAGATTTTTTTGTCTCTTTTTTAACAGAAGTTAAAGCTATTCTGGCTGCAAGTATTGAGTAGTCAGGATGTATTCTAGTTAAAGATGCAGCAGTTTCTGCCGCTAAAGTATCTAATTCTCTAGTGGTAACACCATCATATACCCCTGCAATAACCTTTTTTGCAATTTCCATATAATCAACAAAATCTTGGTCTAATCCATACGTTTGTTTTTTTATTCTTGCTGATATTTTGTCAAATTTTACTGACTCTTCAGAGCCGTCTCTTTTTATTACTTTCATCTCTTATTTTTTTAAAATTAAAACTCATCATCTCCACCATCAAAGCTGATAGTATTCTCTGTTGTATCTCCACCAACTCCAGACTTAGAATAGTCACCTACTCTTTTTTCAAAAAAGTTTGTCTTATTTTCAAGTGCTATATTTGACATAAAATCAAAAGGATTTTTAGTTCCAAAAATAGGTGTACAATTTAAATCTGACAACAATGCGTCAGCAACGTACTCTAAATATTCAGACATCAACTTTGAATTCATACCTATTAAGCTAACTGGTAAAGATTCTGTGATAAACTCTTTTTCTATTTCTAGTGCAGAGCCAATTATCTCTTTAATTCTATCCTTTGAAACTTGATTAATAACATGATTATTGTGTAAGTGTGTTGCAAAATCACAATGTAGAGCTTCATCTCTAGATATTAACTCATTAGAAAAGCTAAGCCCTGGCATCAACCCTCTGCTTTTTAGCCAAAAAATAGAACAAAAAGACCCAGAAAAGAATATTCCCTCAACAGCTGCAAACGCTATAAGCCTTTCAGCAAAACTATCTGATTCAATCCACTTTAAAGCCCACTCAGCCTTTTTCTTTACTGCTGGTATTGTGTCTAAAGCGTTAAAAAGTCTATCTTTTTCTTCTTTATTTTTTACGTAGGTATCTATAAGTAATGAATACGTTTCTGAATGTATGTTTTCCATTGAAATCTGAAATCCATAGAAAAATTTAGCTTCAGGATATTGCACTTCGCTTAAAAAGTTTTCTGCTAAATTTTCATTTACAATACCATCTGAAGCTGCGAAAAATGCTAAAACATTTTTTATGAAATATCTTTCGTTTTCATTTAATTTTTCCCAATCTACTAAGTCTTGTTGTAAATCTATTTCTTCTGCAGTCCAAAAACTTGCCTCTGCTTTTTTGTAAAATTGCCAAATATCATCATATTTTATAGGAAATACAACAAATCTATTAGGATTATCTTTTAGTATACTTTCTTCTAATGTACCAACTTTTCGTTCTAGCGTTTTTTCGTTCATATTATTTTTTTATTTTATTTTATTTTTAAGCAACACAAATATAGTAATAGTAATTTCTTTACCAAAATAATTGCTATTTTTTCACTTAAGATTTTGATATTTTTTCAATATCTAAACCTGCAATGTTTGAAAGTCCATAATTAGACTGATTAACATCTTGCAAAACTCTTATATCTAAATTAGAAGTGTCAAAATGTAAATCAATTGTAAATCCATCTTCTCCATTTCTGTTTTTCAATATCATCATCTTAGCTTTGTTTACAGCCTTATCTTCTTCAGTCCTACCTATACCCAATATTAAATCAGCAGTTTGAGCTTTACCAAGACTTTCACTAATAACTCTAAGGTCAAATTTTGGAGAGTTTATAGCTTCTCTATTTGCTTGAGTTGCAGTCCATATGGGAACATTCAACTCCATAGCCATAGCTCTCAACGTTTCATAAATGCTAGTTAAATTATATCTTCTCTCAGAATATTCTGATGTTGATTTCATTATATCCGCATAATCCACAAAAATGACATCTGGTTTAATTCCGTGGTCTCTTTCTAATGATTGTAAGTGAGCTCTTAAGGTGTTAACAGAAGCTGTGCCAGTTGGAAACTCTTTTATAAAAAGTTGTCCCCCTTTATTTTTTATGTACTGTGATGTCTCTCTAATTTTATCCACATATTCAGTAACATATTTTAAAGGTATATTATTAAGTGCAGAATCAAATCTGTGACCTATTTTCTCCTCTTTCATTTCTAGGCTATAATAAATGGCTTTTTTACCATCCAACATTGCGTTACTGGCCAACTTTACTAGCCCCATAGATTTACCCCCTCCAGTAGGAGCTAATATAATAGCCAACTCTCCACCTGCAAGACCCCCACCTATAATATTATCTAACCCTTCCATGGCAGTTATCGGCTCTCTACTTTCTATGACTAACCTTTTTTCTACATCATCTAAATAATTGTGACCACTACTTTTTGGCTCACCTAACTTTAGGCTATCACCTATAATAACAGATATATTATCATAATCTTCCACCTCCCAAGCTTTTGCAGCTTTTAAGAGTCCTTTTTTTAAACCTTGTCTTTTACAAAATTCTAAAGAAACTTCTTTAACAAATTTTTGGTCGTTATGCTTATATTTTGAAACAATGTCTATTAACTCTATTAATTGCTCCTGTTGTATTCCAACCTCTTTATACTTAATTAAACTAATTAAAGTCTCATAGTTTGGAATGAAATTATATTTTGCTATATATTTGGATATATGCTGAAACAATATCTTATGTTGTATATTGTCAAAGTGCTTAGCATACAAAATGTCTAATATTTGTTGAGAAAATTCTTCATCTTCAATAAAACACTTTATTAGCTTAGTTTGAAAAGAAGACTCTTTCATAGCCTCTTTTCTACCCGAATAGTCATCTACATTGTCAAAAGCATCAACTATTTCATTAGCATTTATTTCTTTCGTGTTTAAATTTTCTTTCATTAGATATTTGTTGAAGTGTTAATAAATAAGTTTTTTTTTAAATCTTGTTTTTAATTTGTTTATATTTTTTTTCACCATAAAGGCTGCAAAGTCTGAAAAGGACTTTTATGGTTTATAAGTTACTTTTTTGCCCTGTCAATTATCTTAGAAGAATATTCTTTTTCTTTAGAAATTAATCTATGAAAAGGTCTAAAAAATAAAGATAAATCATTTTTAAAAATATGCATATTAAATCCATCCTTTACAAATAAATTCATAGCATTATTGATACCCCTTTCCTGCTCTACTGTTGGCATTATAATTATGCACTCAAGTATTTCGTTTACATCATCTATTGCCTTTTGATTAACCATAGGGCTCTTCAGGTTCATCAATTCTCTATTTAACTCAATCACCTGTCTTCCATTAATGATTTGCTCATATATCTTTAAAGGCTTTTCCTCATACTTTTCTTCAGCCTCTTTTATAAGTTCATCTAAAGTATATCTTTCTTCAAAAAACCTGGGGAAATATGATTTCATTTTTTTCATACCTACACCTTTTAATCCCGAAATACAGTCTGAAGTATCTCCTTCTATGCACTTAGCAAAAAGTGCATTTTTATGAGTGTAACCAAAAATATCTTTAAAATTTTGTACAGTTATAAGTTTACCGTCAGAAGGTCTTATTACAGAAACATTCTCGCCAATTAGTTGATGAAAATCTTTGTCACTGCTGTAAATCAATACATTTTCATTTTTAGACTTATTTTTTACGTATAAACCCAAAAGGTCATCTGCCTCTACATATTCTACTTCTACCTGCCTAACACACAGCTCTTCAAGGTAGTTTTTTACTTTTACCTTTTGCTTTAAAGTACTATATTTATTTTTTCTCTCCTCATCTATTTCATCTTCTGTAAAGTAATACGATTCCTCATCCCAAGACTTATTTCTATTTCCTTTATAAAGTGGGTATATCTTTTGTCTAAACACTCCAGACATAATACCATCCCAGAAAACTACAACTCTGTCTGGCATTGTCTTGTCTACTATAGACCTTAGGCTATCTAAAAATCCATAAGACCCCCCACAATGCTCACCCTTGGAAAAGAGGTCTTGTCGTTTCATGAAATTTCTCTTAAGATTCCACTCCCCGTCTATTAAAAGAACTTTTCTCATTACTTGCCACTATACTTACTCCAGTCTTCATCAAATCTTAATTCCCAATCAGACCTATGCTCTTTTTTATAATTATTTAAGTCGGCAGTAGTATCTCTAACAAAACCATGAGCAGTACATAATATCTTATCCTTTACAGATATGTTAGTAATGTGATTTTTCTCTACAACAATAGCTGTTTTTATTGCAAAAGAAACATTAACACCTTCTTTAGTGGCGTAAACCTTGGTGGAATTAGAAAGTATGCCTCCCATTCTAACAATCAAGCTAGCCGCCTTAGTAATTCCTTTTCCTCCATAAGGAGTTAAAGTGTTTGCAATAGTTCCTTCATATGCATGATTTACAATTAGCAAACTTGCACTATAAGGAAAATCGGCACGTTTTGTTGCAGAAATTTGTTTTTCAATAACTCTATGTATTTGTTGAGTTAACACTTTTGCAGTTTTCATAATAGCCCCATCTGCTTCTTTTTCAATTGCTTCCCTTTCTGCTTTACTAACTACATTTCCAATTGAGTCTATAATTACTAAAATGTCGGTAGGTAAATTACCTTCTCTTTGGTCTTTTAATCTATCTCTAACAAACTTTGTAATATCTTCAACCTCTTCAATAGAATCTACATAAAGCATGTCTTCTTGAGATATGCCCATCTCTAGAGCATGACCCCAATTAAACTTCTTTTCTGTATTTATGAATATTGGTAAAATATCATTATCAATAGCGCCTTTAGCTGCCTCAAGAGCTAAAGTAGATTTTCCAGAATCAGGATGTCCATAAACCATAGTAACACCATACATAGGTATTCCTGGCAATTGTGTCGTATCTTGATAAGCTCTTCCTAAAGGAATCCACTCATCCTCTTTGTATATAACCTCTTCTATATCTAACTTTTGTCTATAATCAGTTATAGAAAATGTTTTTTTTGATTTTACTTTTGGTGTATCTTCTGCTTTTGATTTTGCCATTTTATTATTTTTTTATTTATTAATTATTCGTATTATCTGTAGAACTTGGTGCTATAGTTGACTTGTCCAATATTTTTTTAATAGCATCATAAGGAAGTTCTATAAAAACTTCATTAATAGGCTTTACTAGACTTCTAAGTGTATTTGTCTTTTCCTCATCTGGAAGTCCGTGATGGTCTACCATTAGCGGCGACTTAACGGGTACTGGCATTAGGTTTGCAGTGTCAGAATCAATAGGAAAAGTTATATTTATATCATTACCTTGAGATACATGAGATATATCTCCATAGTATTTGTTTTTATAAAATCCTGCAATAGAATTTAGTACAGTCTTAGAGAACCCCCACCATTTTGGCCCCTCATGCTCTTTACCTCTTATTACTACTGGCAAAAAGTGTCTGGTTTTGGCCATTTTCTTCTTTTTATCATCACTGTCTGGCTGTGTACTCAAATGCTCACAAATGGGACATGGTCTACCATACATTGATGGACAAACAACCATTTTTGATGTACCGACATTCCAGTGAAAATCAATTTTTTGATATGCCTTACCTTCTAGTGGTGGAACTATTCTCAACTCCTCTCCTTCTTCTGGTAATTTTCCTTTTTTTGGATTATAAGTAACTTCTTTTAAGTCTACTTTTACTCGATTACTTTTGTCATTAAATGAGTTTGCTTCCTCTACATCATTTAAAAACTGCTCAACATTCATGCCTTGACTTACATGTTGACTTTTTTGATTAGCTCCCCCAAATTCTTCATTTGAGGGAACAGTGTTTCCTTCGTTCATTTTTCTCTTTTTAAAGTTTTAATCAGTCTAAATCGCTATCTTAAGCTTGTTGGCGACTGTGTAAATAACTCTCTATTTTTAGAGTTCAATTATAAATAGAAATATTTTTTAATTTCTTGTACAAAGAAACATAAAAGAAGATTAAAATGCAACATATTTTAAAATAAAAATAAAACACTTTTCAACAAAAATATTACAGTGTTGAAAAGTGTAACTATATACACTCCATATAATTTTTGCCCGATGAAAAATCAACATCAAAAACCATATCATTATACTTGGATAATATATTTGTTATTTCATCAATTGAACTCATATCGTCTGGGTGTATGTCCATAACAAAAGAATCATGAACTTGAAACATGAAAGAGGATTTACTATTTTTAAGCCATAATTTTAACTCTTGAATTTTATCAACAACTATTTCAGTGGCAGTCGATTGAACATAATTATTAAAAGCTGCATAAGACTTATTGGGCTTAATTAAAGTTCCAAAAGGATTTATTATATATCCCAACTCTTTATATACACTGTTTATATATTCTGATGTTGTTAATATTGGAGATAAAAATAATTTTATATTATTTAAACACTCATCTACATCAACACTGTCTATTTGTGATATTATATTTTTAACTAATTTATCTCCTCCACCATAAAGAATGGCATGATTTACATCTTTTGCTACTTTTCTATGAGTTTTGGTAATTTCCACATCTAAAAACATTGATTTTGCAGCATTATAATGCAAATCAGAATTCATGTTTTTTAATATAAAATCTTCATCTCTAGACAAATACATAGAAAGCCTAGTTTCAAAAGACTTATAATCAAAAACTATAATAGTACCATTTTCATATCTAGATATTATTTGATTTCTTATAACACTATCTTTGGGTAGCATTTGTGGATTAAAAGAATCAACACAATTTATCCTACCCGTTATAGTTCTTTTGTCAGAATACCTAAGCATTAAATATTTTTTGCCGTTTTCCCAAGTGCTTCTAACACCATTTGGAACCTTAAAGTTAGGCTCAAAATATATTTTATTAGTAGATAACCATGAAGTTATTTTATCTTTTACGGTCTGTCTCATGCAAGAGTTTAACTCATCTTTTGTAACCTCGTGATTATCTCTTATTATTTTCATTAAAATAGGTATATTTCTATACATGTTTCTTCCTAAAAACATTCTATTAAAATCTTTTGGCTCTATATAGTGTGAGTATTTAGACCAGAATATATTTTCTGTTGTCATAACATCTCTTATTTGGTCTATATAAACGTATTTAACAGAATTTTGATAACTAAATAACGTACATTCAATTTTATTAATAAGTCCTGTTAATATTTTTCTAGAATCTTTACCCACATATTCTAAACTAGGTATACTTATAGTATAAGTATCTGATTCATTTTGAATATAGCACACATTTTTGTGAAAATATATAAAAGACCTTGAATTTTTATTTATATTTTTCAATAGAAAATCTCTTAACTCACCATCTACTATAGCATCATATGAAATGGGTTTTTTGTGAAAAAATTTTTTTATAGAATACTCTAAAAAAGACTTTATATCAGACTTGTTCTTTTCTTCTTTTTCAGTTAAACTAAAAGTCCAAAACAAATTATCGCTTATTTTACTAGACAAAATAGACTGTTCTGGGTACATTTCTTTAACTTTATTCCATCCTAAAATTAAAGTTGGGACTACCGTCTCCAAATTGATATCTATATTATCTATTATATCTAAGGCAAAATCTCCATAATGAGCATTTATATAATCCAAATCATCTGATGAATAAGGGAATATTTTACAAATCTTTATCAAATTATGAAGCATGTGACAAATGTATAAATTATTTGTAATATAAAAAATTATAAACTTATGGTTTTATGTCTATTCTATTAAAAAAACATTTTTAATAAGTATTTTATTGACTTATGCCTCTTACTTGTTGTCAGATATATAACTACGAATTTAACCTTTTTCCTTAAGTATAGTCACTCCTTGTCCTTCAAAGTTTTTGTTAATATATTCAACAAATGCTGGAGCTCTTCCTTGAGCTCTTCTCATTCCTCCTAGTTTGTCATTAGGACTCAACTTCTTTTTTACTGCAGCAACTGTTTTGCCTGGCCCTGTGTTCAAATGATAATAAAAGAATACTGCGTTTTTTAAATCTGGGAATGTTACACCATTGTCGGGACATCCATAACCCTCCTGCCTTGTGGTATACCCAGTTTTTTTTGTTCCAAATCTTGATGTCCTTCTTCTGCCATTAAAAAAACCAACTAAAGCAGCTGTCGCTACATCTTCTTCTAACAATCTTTCAGGATACCTTATAAGGTCAACTCCTGAGTTTTTGGCAGCCTTTTCATATCCAGATTTAAACGTGATTTGATTGTATCCTCTTCCTCTATATTTCCAACCATCACCTTTACGTGTGTTCCCATAACCATTTGTTCTTATACCTACTGGCTTTTGTGTATAAACAATATTTGCAATTTTTTCTTGATATTTGTCTGAATCAGCCTTTTTTGTTTTTGGATTAACAAAACCACCTTTTACAGGGTCGTTCTTTTTAAAATAACTCCAAACTTCTGGCAGTCTACTGGCGCTGTAAAGAAACCCTTCTGACTTTAAATCGAAACTACTTTCTTTGCTACATATAGATAATACCGATGCGATAGCAAAATTACTCGTAATACCTTCTTCTACGCATTTTTTTATAATTTTATCTATTCTTCTCTTTTTGGTGCTGCTTCTTAAGTATGATGCAACAGTTTTAGAGCCTTTATCAGTACCAGTGACTGCGTAGTCTCCACCAGTTCCGCCGCCACCACCAGCACCTCCACCATCACTAGCGGGGTCTTCTGAATTAAGCTTCTCTTGTAACTCCTTGTCTTCTGCAGCTGAACTTGTTGACGCTTTTTCTAAAGGAGCTTCTTTAGCTATTCCTGCAGCATCCTCAAAGTCTTGAAGAGTTATTGGTAGAACTCCACCATAACTATTTCCTCCATATCTCATTTTTATTCCCGACAAATCTGTAGTCATATCGTTGGGAGTTATTTTGTGATTCACTTTAATAATTTGATATAGACCAGTAAAAATAGTGTGATTTTCTAAAAAGAAAAACTGAAGAGGTGATATTTGGGAATTTCCAATAGTTTCAACCCCAGCCTTGTAACTTCTTCCCTCAAAAACAGAAAGTAAACTACAGTCAGTGGTTACGGTTTTATTTTTGTTATCGTTATCTACAATTGCTTGTAAATTAACTATACTTTCAGCTGTAACCTTATTTTCATCAGTGCTAACTTGTACATTTTTAATAATTTTATTTGTAGGGTCTCCAAATGCTATTGGGAAAGCTTCAACTTCAAAGGTTCTTAAATCTTTTACAGCAGACTGCTTTTTTTCCGTATCATTACCCACTAAAGTTCTACTTTCTGGTGTTGGTTGGAACATAACTTGGAAAAAGTTACCTATTCTTGGACCCATCATTTCATGGGGTCTAAAAATGTCAGTCACTTTATCGTATCTTGCATTTCCACATATAGGGAAAAACATAAAGTTATTTTTGGTACACAATTGCTGAAACATATTTAATGTGGTAGTATTTGCTTTTGCCGCATAAAGTGGAGCTAAACTAATTAATGCATCTTTCACTTTAACATCACTAGCCCCAATAGCCTGAAGAGGATAGTCATACCTAAAACCTCCACCAAGAACACTTCCATTATTCCTTTCTCTAGAAGAGGGGGTTTTAGCGGGGGGAACTTCGCTTCCATAAACTTTCTGCATTTCTATTGCTACATTCGGAGTTAGCGTTGCTGGTTCTCCTACTTGATTTATTCTACTTCCATCACTTTTTCCTCCCAATATTTGCCACTGATGAAAAAGTGTGTGCATTTGTTTATATATCAAATCTTCATGCTCTCCAGCTTTGCCTAATATTTGTCCAAAAACTTTATCTACTTCATCTTGTATTTTTTGTATTTTAGGCAACAATCCCAAAGCTAACTTTCTCAAAAAGACTAAAGCCATCTGAGAATAATCACCCTCATCGTTGAATGCACTAATTGGATTGTTTTTATTTCGAGTAGAGCCAACTGGTGCTCTGTTTTCTTTTGCATTCAAACCTCCCGCAATTGGAGTAAATGATTGACTTGTTTCATCCCTTGATGGATATTGAGCATATGGAGCTATAATTACTGGTGTCTGTTCGACATTAATAAAGTTGCCTTGTGCTCCACCGTCTGAACTTGATTCACCATGTGTTGGTCCAAAATATTGTCGCCAACTAAAAGTATCAGGCCTAAAATATTCGGGTACTGAGCTTCTAGTGTCTACACTACTTGCCTTTTTGTAATTATATAATGAAAAGCCAACACCGTTACCTCCATACTTTGACGAATCACCAAAACCAAAAAGAATGTCTCCTCCACCAGTGTATCCTGCCAATCTTTTGTTAAAAAAAAGAAGAAATTGATTTGTTACTTTGGCTCCATCTGGCTCTTGTTCGTCTTCTGGCACTCGTGTTGAATCTAAAGTTATTACTTTGGCCACCTCATCTTCTACAGCTTCATTATCCTTTTGTTCATCTTCTTCTTCATCGCCTGTTGCTGTTGGCACAAGCCCCGGATTTTCTAATGCGCCACCAACTCTTGAAACATCTCCAGAATCACTAAAAACAACATATTCTGTATAATTACCTTCCTCTCGAGAGCCGAAACCTGGGGTTCCTCCATATCCAGTATGAGCAAACACAACGCCACCCATTCCTACCCACGAACCTAAGCTGGTCTTAAAATCCATACCATTACCCCAAGTAGGAGATACAGTTGTACCTTTTTTACCAAGATTTTTTTGTTTTGTAGTTTGTCCAAAAAATGCTTTTTCACTGCCAATTAAATTTGCAAAAACTTCCTCAAATGTATACATTATCACACCTGCATTTTTCAATTCTGTACCAAGAGCGTTGGTTCTATTCATTACATTATTTTTATTATCATAGAATGAACCTAATTTACTTTTCATAGAAGAATATGTAATCATTCTTACATCTGGAAAACCGTCTCTTAAAAAATTTACAATTCTTTTACCTTGAGCCGTTGTGGTCAAAGCAGCTAATCCTGGGTTAATTACAATGCCTCGCCTCATAACTCCACCAGAGCCAAAATTCCACATGCGAACAGAATCAAGGTCAGCGTCTGGCCTTTGTATCCAAGCTCTTATTGCGATGCAAAATTCTTTTAACTTCTGCAAGCCTTCAGTGTCTAATTGAGCTAGAACAACGTCTGTAATGTTAGCCAAATCTGAACTCGCCAAACTTCTTATTTTATCATAATCTTGATTTTTCTTATAATCTCCAGTATAAAACCTAGTATTACCATTTGGCTCTAAATTACCAGGTAATGCAGGATTAAAGCTTTGAGTTAAAAAACCAGCTATACCCGCTCTTTTAACCATTATAGACGCTATCATAGACCAATCATTCTGTCCCAAATAAGGATTGTCAGCGCCTATTTCCATATTATTTATAATATGTTTTATAGTTTTGTCACCACCCTCAGCAGCTTCTTTTTGCAAAGCCCTATTTTCTGCAATACCAAAACTTATAGCTGTAATAAAATCATTAACAAACTTTTTTTCAAAATTTTCAGTACCCAAGCCTTTTGCTGGTATTTGGTTTCCCAAATCTTTTTTTCCATCTTTTGACTTATCAAATATCATAGGATAATATCTTCCTATGGTTTTATTTTCTTCTGCCTTATTTCTCTCTTCAACGTTATTAAGGTAACCTTGCTCTCCTGCATCTATTATGTACCCCATTATATAGGCAGTGTCTCTAGCGATTCTGCTAAACACTTCAGAAATAGTCAACTTTTGCAACTCGCTTCTATTTTCTTTATAAAGATTAGCCTTTATTGCATTCTCTATTATTTCTAAATTCGAATCTATTATAGGATTAAGCTTTTTAGCTCCTGTTTTTAATTTTTCTATATCAGTATTACTTACATTACCTCCAAACTTTGGCAGCTTGATATTAGAAGCTCCTGGAGTTGAGGAAATTTTAACTTTCCAATTTTCTATATTACGTAAACTAGGACTTAAATTTTTCAATGCAGGGATTAATATTTCATCATCTTCCGTGTAAGCATTATCTTTAGGTTTAGTAATTTTTATAGGTACAAAATCAGGTATTTCACCTCTACCAGGTATTTTACTTGATATTATATTTTCTCCTCCATCTTCATTAAATGTTAATTCTCCACTTACAACGCCTTGTATTGGGTCTCTTTTGGCTAGTTGTAATTTGGCAACTATTTCATCGTACTCTTTAGTTAAATTTGCAGTCTCAACCTCTATCGTCTTACCAATGTACATCAAATCAATAATACTTTCTGTTGCTTCTATATAAGTTTTACTATCTTTTCCTATGTTAGTGTCTAACCTATCGGCTCTCAATTTTTTAGCAGCATACAAATATAAAAACGGTATATCTGCAAACATACCCCATTGATTAGGCACAAAAGTTGCCTTTATAGTATAACTTCCATCATCAGAATTGTATTGAGTAGATGTGGTTTTCATATTTAGCAACCATGTAACAGGAGCTCCTAAATATCCTTTAAATGTAAATACAAACTTAGGTGGAGGCCACTGAAAAAGAGCAGCATAATTAACTCCATCAGCATCGACATCATACGTTTCTCCAAAAACTGTTTTTCCAAACAAGTCTTTAAACTCTATTTCCACAATAGGCTGAAGAGATGTATTTGTTTCAATTTTTACGTTAGTAATTCCAAAACCTATCTGCCTTCTAAAAAAACCAGTTTTAAAAGTGGGTAATCCTGTAAAGTCTTCAACTTGACTTATAAACCCAGTGTCTGGGTCTGTTACTACAGCACCTTCATTGCTTATAGTTGTCAGTCTAACATCTAAATATAAATCTCTCTCATCAAACTGTAAATCAGCTATATTTTCTGGGATTACTGGCATTTTCTGTATTTAGTTTATTGATTTTTTTCTTAACAACTTACCCTCCACTTCGGTCAAAACTTCTCTTAAAGGCAGTGGGATTCGAATCACAGCTTCCTTAGGAATGTCAAATTCCATATAGTACTCTGGGTTTGCCATCAAAATAAGCCATCCGTAAGTATCATCTTCGTAAACTTCTGCAGATATTCTGTCTAATCTAGTTTTATCAGAATTATAAACCCTAAAAACATCAGTATCTCTTTCATTTATTTTTATAGGAGGCATTATCTCTGTGCCTTTTGCGTTTTTTGTCCTTAACAACTTATATCTATCTCTTCCCATTATTGTTTAATATATACTATCAATAAATATTATTAGTTATTTTTTATACAAAATAAAACAAAAAAATAAAATGTAAACAGAAGTTACTTACTAACTCTTCTACTGAAATATCCTCCCACATCTGTAGATAGTGGTGGGTCTTCTCCTGCTTCTCCGCCATAAGCTCCAATTATATTAAAGGTTAACGTAACTTTGCACCACATCGGCTGAACTTTTCCACCGTCAAATGTCCATGGAGAGCTTGCATAATCGTATGCAACACTACTAACTAATATATCATGGTCTAGCCAATCACCCAAAGTTAAATGACATACTGGCGGTCTTGAAAAAGAGAATCCAGACTGTTGTCTATCAGATAGTCTATTTCTTGCTGGTCTTGTCATTTTTGAAATAAATTCCATTCTCTTTAAGAAATCAACCTTACTACCAGAAAAATATGATGGCTGAAAAATGCTTCTCTTTTTCATTTCAGCAAGCTTGTCCATAGTGTTTTCCACAGAGCTTTCTACATAATTTTCTTCTTTTTTTGTAGTTGAAAAAGTATCAAAAAGTTTATATATATTTGTGCCTCCTGCACTTTCTCTAAACCTCTGATTTCTTTGTGCTGCTAAATTAGCAGATTCAGCAGCTGCATCTGCCGCTTCATCCAATTCTGCAGCTTGCTCATTTAGTTCCCTATTTTGTTCTGCTTGAAACTTTCTTCTTTCAAAGTAAGAAGCAGACTCTGGTGTAAATGGCTTCGTCCCAGGCTTTAATCTTGGTAATCTTTTTCTGTTATTTAAGGCAGCGTTGGCTTCAGCTCTTAACTCATCTGCTTCAGCACTGTCTTGAGTTCTTATTGATGAAAATTTATTGCCAAACGATTCAGTAATCTTACTAACTTGACCAGTTGTCTCATCGAATTTGTATCCAATATCTACCCTTTGTGCGAAATCAGTTAAAACCCAAAAAGAAACACTTCCATCCCTAGAAGAAGAGCCATATGTATATATTGGTTCTGGTCTACCTAAAAAAGAAGTAGAGTTCCATGTTGCACTGTCTCCATGGTTAAACGACTCTATATATGCAGGAAATGACATTGCAGAACCTTCTATTGCGGGTATTGAATAATTAGTCAAAACAAACCTTAACGTTTCGGCACCCTCTGGTGCATATGGGTTTTTAATGCTATATCTATTATAAGATTTTTTGTAACTTCCATCTTTTTTTTTGCCTAAAACAAAAACGCTAGAAGAATTCTCAGTTCCTTGTACGTTGAAATTTTTAGCAAAAGAAATTTTATCTTCATCAGTATTTGCAATGGTATCTATAACATGCCTAACTCCCCTTCTTCTACTTCCTCCTTTGTCAAAATCTTGTTCTATTGCATCTGAAGTGTCTGTTTGAGACACCATATTTAAGCCTGTAATTTCACCTTCAGAATCATCTAAGTTAGATGGGTTCAATGGTTTTAGTATTTTTTCGGCAGAATCAGCTAAGTAAGTTCCACCATTTTCTGAAATAACTTCTGCAGGCGTAGTGTTAGTCCTTTGTTGCAATCTTTTATTTATCCCAGTCTTGCTCAACAACTCTTGAAAACCAGCTGAACCAAAGTTTCTCAACCCTTCTATTGCACTCTGTACTCCTTTGTCATATGTTTCACCAGGCTTACTTTGAAAAGTGTTTTGTTGTATATTGTGTAAAGAAATTAGATTAGTAACAAATCCCACACTAGATGGTGAAGAATAAAACCCTAAACCATCATCAACTCTAGATGTGTCATCAATGAGAGATGTTCCATAAGTTCCAATAATGTTTTCGCCTCCTTCTATCGTATTTAAACTATTAATAGAATTTCTTTTAGTTAAATATTCTCTACCTCCTGGACTGAGTTGATTCGATGATGTTTCATCTAAAAAATCTATAGACTCTTCATCGTCAAAAACAGATTTAATGTTTTCTTTATCACCATTTAAAAGATTTTGAGTAGCCCTAAATATGGCTCCTGAAATTTCCAATCTAGAAACTCCAACAAAGGTACTAGTACCCTCTAGTATTATATTTGCTCCTAAATTGAATCTACTAGGATTTTTTGCTAGTTGGTCATTTCTAAAAACTTTAGAAACTTGATTTATATCTTTAGTGTTAGAAACATTTGAAGATGTCTGGTCTTCCCTTTCTGGTTTGGCGATTACTAATAAGTTAGTATCATTTTCTACATTGTTACTTGTGTTATTTGCCCGAAACCCTATAGAGTTGTCGCCCAAATCTTCAGGCTGAGTTATGTTACTGTATAAGTTGTTTAATCTATCTCCAGAAGAATCTTCCTCCAAATTACTATCGTTAGGTAAGTTGGCAGCTAAACTAGTTGACAAATACTGAAAACTGTCGCCAATTAATTCAGAATTTGAGGGAACATTTGGCACTAAATTATTATCTCTAAACGCTTCTGAATCTTCCTCCAAACTTGAGTCTATTGGAGAATTAGAAGAAATGTCATCATTTCTGAATGGAATAGAATCTTCAAATAGATTAGTATCATTTTTTTTATTTGACGAAAGGTCTTGTTGTCTAAACTCTTCAGATTCACTTTCTAAGTCAGTTTTTCTCAAATTATTATTTGACAAATCATCTTCTCTATAAGGAAAACTATCCGACTCCAAGTCACTTTTTGTAGGCGTATTGTACGAAAGGTCGTCACTTCTGTAAACGCTAGAATCAAAATCTAAATTTGAAGAAATTTTCTTATTTGCAGAAAGGTCTTGCTCTCTAAATTCTTGAGAATCATTTTTAAGATTATTACTATTTGAAACATTACTTTGCAAATCTTCTTGCCTAAACGGTTTTGAAGTATCTTCTAAACTTGAAGTTTTTGATTCGTTTCTGGATGTGGTGTCACTTCTAAAATTCTCTGAAACTTTTTCTAAATCGGTGTTTACAATTTTGTTTTTTGAAGTTACAGAATCTCTATATTGTGAAGATTCCACATCTAAATTCGTTTTATTTTCAGAATTTTTACTTAAAACATTAGCTCTTAACTCCTCTGAATCACTCAATAAATTACTATTTTTTGTAGTATTTTTAGTTAAAGTATCTTCTCTGTATTTTTCATTTTCAGATTCTGCATCATAATTTTTATCAGTGTTTTTTGACTGATTTATACTTTTATAATTAGAAGAGTCAGATTCTAAATTTGTATTTTTTTCTCTATTGTTTTTTAATAAATTAGACCTATATAAAGAACTTTCGTTTTCTATACTGTTATTTGTTTTTAAGTTTTTGGAATTATTATTAGCTCTAATGTCTTCTGAAATAGATTCAATGCTTGCATTTTCTGATTTATTTTTTAAAATCAAATTGCTTCTACTTGATTCTGAATCGTTTAATAAATCATTAATACTACTTAAATTTTTTGATTCATTAACTTCTCTGGGGGTTCGTGAATCTATTTCTAAATTTGTTATTTTTTCTTTGTTATATTTAAGATTTATATCCCTATCTACTTTACTTTGATTGTCTGAAGAAGCGATTTTATTATATGGGTCATTGTCTCTTACTAAATTTTTAGACAACAAATTATCTCTATAATCAGAAGAGAAAGAATCAATATTTAATTTTGATTCTGAATTTTTTCTAAAATTTTCATTTCTAGCTACTTTAGATATGGAGTCTACATTTTTAGATATATCATTATTTTTAAGTATTGCGCTTTTCCTAGACTCTTCTGCAAAATCTTCTAAACTCTTAGAAGATTCAACAAGCTTATTTTTAGACTCTAACCTTTTTCTTTGTAAGTCTCCACTTTCCTCTAAACTTTTTTGTTTAGAAACAAGATTTTTAGTTAAAGCTTCTCTTATTATTTGTGAATCTATTTCTAAATCGCTACTTGAAATAACATTTTTAGAGAGATTATCTTCTCTCATTTGTGGATATATCACATCATAAATGTCTTTAGGCTTCTCTAAATTTTTAGACAACAACTTACCCCTAACTTCATTAGAATAGTCTGAAAAAAAGGCATCTAACCCAGTTCTTCTTTCAAATTCTTCAAATGTTTCATCATAAGGTACAGACATAGTTGTGTTCTTTGTATATAAATATTTTTAAATAAAAATAATGCGATTAATTATTAAGTACTATGCTTAGTGTCTTTTAGAATTATTTCCTGTAAATCTTTACCATCTATTTGTAACTTTACAACATGTGTCACTTTTGATGATTCTGCTTTATTTACTTCTGCAACAAACTTACCCATTTCAGCACCACCTTCGGCCATAATCTCTGCTAACTTTTCTAATTTAGAAACATTCATACCTTTTACGGCAGACTCTAATTGCAATACTCCTGCAGCCATTCTTTCAATTCCATCAGCCCCCATTGCTAAATTAGGGCCAAGACTAACCATAACACTTCTAAGCTCCCATAAAGCTTCTAACATCAATGCTATACCAAATAAAACAAATGGATTAAAGAACATTAAACCTGCAAAAGCAAAACCTATTAAAGCAGGACCTAAAGTATTCAATCCACTGGCTAGGGTTACCAATCCTTTCCAATCAGTTTCAGCCAAAGATATCAACATAGGCGCTGCCATCGCTAACATTGGTGCTGCCGCAGCCAGCATTGCAGACCCTATAAGAAGGCCTATACCTGCAGCTATAGTTCCAAAACCAAAAGAAGAAAGGGCTGCTGCGAAAGGATATAAACCACTCCAATCGGCTTCTTTAATCATTTCTAAAGGCCCTATTGCTTTCAATAAATAATCTCCTGCCATACCCATCAAAACAGCGCCAACCAATAGTGCAACTCCTGCTATAGCTAATGCTGCAGCCCCGTAAAGTAAAAGAGGCATCCCAAACACCATAGCCCAACCTAAGGCTGTTAATGCGAGTATAACTAACATTGCAACACCAACGCCAGCAAGAACATTTACCCAATCTACTTCACTCATCATTAGTGCAGCATATGCAAAAGGTATTAATGCCACACCCATAATTGCCATCGCGGCTGCTCCCAAAAGAACATCTTTCATGCTCATTTTACCCATTATCTTAGTTGCCAACCATAAACCGCCAGCCATAATAATCATAGAAGCTGCTGCTGCAGCAAGCTGAGCACCATCAGGACTTCCTGTTGCAGCTATTCCTAACATAAATACAGCAACTGCAGCACCAATCACTGTCAATGCAAAACCAAGCATTAAAATATCTTTCATTTTTACTCTACTAAAAGATTTTATACCCATAGCCAATTTGGCTATCCAACCTTGACCAGCCCCTCCTCCTGGTGAAGGTGGTGGCTTGGGGCCCTGAACAGCACCAGCAGCACCAGCAGCACCACCACCGCCCTTGAAAACACTTTTAATTCCTTTTAAAAATCCGCCACCTTTACTTCCTATGGCAAAACCTCTACCTTGAGCAATTCCATTAAGATAAGCTTTAGCTGGTCCGAACAGAACTGCCATAGTTGCCATAAGAATACCAAAAACACCCTTCAAGAAAGGGCCTGCAGTATTAATTGCTTGAATCATACCTGTTAACCATTCTATAACAGGTTGGAAAAATGGCACTAAAGTGTTGATAACAGAATTCTTTAAAGCATCAACAGCATCCATAAGACCTTGATTTTGTTTAGCTTGGTCTTCTAATGTCTTTTTCTTTTTTTCTTCGGCAGCAATTGCTTCTTGAATTGAAGTTGCTGATATTTGTGAAAAATCATCAATACCTTCCATTTCACCCGTAAATTCAAGCTTGCCCCCTTCTCCAACTTTAGTCATTTGCATTAAATACGCCTTTTGCTTATCATCTAAACCATCCAAGCTCGCACCAAGACCTCCAAGTAGGTCCATTTTATTCATATCTTCTGCATTTTGACCAATCATATTAGTCAAACTTTCCATAGATTGACCAGTTGCATCTGAAACCATTTGTAGTCTGTCAGTATCTACTGCATCAAACTCTAATTTCCCAGTTTCAGAGTTAAACGTACCTATGTCTTTACCCATTTCACCCAACAACTTCTGAAGTTCCTCTGGACCTTTACGTGCAGCAGAAAGCAATTGCATTGGGTCTATAGCAGCAAAAGAGCCTCCTGCAAGTTGTAGTTCAGCAGCCATCTCCATAGCTCCTTCAATATTTCTTGCTCTTTTACCAGTTTCAAAAATTTCATCAACATTCATACCTAAACGCTTAGACTCTAAAACCATTTTTCTTAAAGAAGCCTCTCCTCCTGTGAAACCCATTGTACGCATTTTAGACATGTTTTTTGACATCTCTTGCATTACTTCATTTCCACTAACACCATAAACTCTAGCATCATTCATAGTTGCAGCCGCATCTTCCTCAAGTTGTTTGATGCCTCCACCAAATTTTACATATTCCTTTTGTAATTTAGACATTTCTGCCGTGTTTAAACCAGTTGACTTACCCAGGGCAGCCATACTCTCAGCAGCTTCTGCCAAAACTTCAAAATTTGTTGTACGAAGGTCTACACTCAATTGACCCATAGCTTCGGTAGTTTCTCCAACGCTCATTCCAAATCTGGCTGTTTCAGAAGTTAGTGCAGCCATGCCAGCAGTATTTTCACTAAAATTTATACTAGTTTTCTGTTGGGCATCTTTTATTGTTTTATCGTAATCTAAAGCCGATTTTATTAAAGAATCTAACTTAAATGATTTAGTCAAATTCTTGCCCATAGCACTCAAACCTTTGCTGATGTCAAATGTTGTTTCTTGAACATTTTTCATTTGGTCATTAGTTATATCTAGTTGAGTATTTAAATCTTGACTCTCAGCCAAAGCATCTTGAAAAGGCTTTACTAAATTTTCTGGCAAATCTCCTTCATTAACTATTTTGTCAACCAAGTCATCTGCGCCATCCTTCATTTGGTCTAATACGCCACTAAAAGTAGCGCCATCACCTCCAGCTTTTTCAAAAGCTTCTGCAAGTTTATCAGCCTCCTCAGTGGTTAAACCTAACTTATCAGCCAACTCTACAGAATTATCTAAAGATATCCCTAGGTTTTCTGCTATATCATCAAAGGTTTTGTCTAAAGCAGCTGAAGCAGTTTCGGCATCAGCCTCAATAGATTGGGCCGTGGCTTCTAAATCTTTTAATTTCGCATTATATTCATCGGTAGTTAGGTTTCTAAAAAACTCATTTCCTCCAATACCAAGAAAAGTGCTAGACATAGAATTAACGAAATCCTGCTGTTGCTCCATAGACTTAGCAGCTCTATCCATAGCAGCATTGTAAGCCTGAGCTCTCTTCAGAGCATCACCACTAATTCCTTTTTCGTTTGCTGCCATTTATTAAACTTATATTACTAATAAATATAGTTCAATAAAAATAATTAATTGAAAAATAAAGTAAACAAAAAAGGGTAGCGATTGCTACCCTTTATATTATATAAATTAAATATATATCCCTACTTCTTTTTGCCTCCGTAAAAATCTCTAAGATAACTTTCTCTTTGATTATTAGTCATAGATTGCATTTGTGAATTCATCCAAGATTGTGTTGAACCTATAGCGTCATCTAAGTGATTTGTATTTGTTTTGTAATAATCCCTAGAACCACCTCTTACAATACCTCCAGCACCAGGAATAACATTTAAAGGTCTTCCAATTGGATTTTGATTCCACCCACCAATTATCCAAATACCCCTAATGCACTGAATGATTAAATATATACAAAATACCCCACTCATTAACGCTTTGATACTATCTCCAAAGTTGAAAAAGTCTACCAAAGAATTGAACATACTTTGATTAAACAAAAGAAATATATGTAAACCAAGAAACATAAGACCCATAACAACTACAGAAAGTGGGTTTCTCCAATTTTTATTTGGACCTGTAAAAAATAACTGAAAAATGAAAGCAATAAATGTTGCTATAAAATTAGATTTATCATTATTTTTAACATCATTAACTACTACGTCATCACCTGGGTGTTTTCCGTATCTTTTATCATATTCTTTAAACTTGCTCATAATTATAATTTTTATCTTTATTATATAAACGAATTAATATGAAAAATATTACAATATTAAATAATTTTTTTTAAGATTTTAGATATTGATAATGCAGAATCATCCTCTTTAAGATTTGCACTCACAATACTTTTGGGGGATATTTTTGGTTTAACAATTGTATTTTTAGAGGATTTTTTAGAAGTTTTCTTAACCTTTGGTTTTGAATTTATTTCTTTTTTTATGCTATCCATATAGCGTTGAGATATAGGGTCAGAAACGATATTGTTAATGACTTGTTGTCTAAAATTAGAAAAATAAGACATTACCCTGTCTCTCTCTGCATCTTTATCCTTAAATGATTCACCCTTTTGCTTAGGGTATATAAAAGCCAATGCTGGATAATTGCCGTAACCATCTATCCTTCCTTCATTTGCTAATCTTTTGAAAAAATTTATATACTTAAAAAACCTTTCAGAATCTATATCTTCTATAAATTTTGACACTTTTTCTGACAACTCTTTATCGTCATTTAAGTCTATTTTATATCCATTAGATGTAGTTCCGAAGCCTTTTCTTTTTGTTTTTAAAAGAAATCTACTAAGAACTTCTTCTTTTTTGGAACTAGACTCCTTACCTTTTTCCACTTCTTTTTCTTCGTAATCAGATGTTTTTACCTCTATTGATTGGACACCTTTATCTATGTTTATTATTCCCGGTATATCAAAATTGCTTCCAACAGTTATATAAGACTTTTCAAAGTCTCCAGCACTTCTATTGTAAAGTTCCCAAGAAACATCTATATCATTTATTTTCATATCCAAAGAATCATAATCAACTCCTTTATCTATTTTAAGCAAATGTTCTATATCATTGTTGTCTACTATCTTTATTTGCAAACCTTTCTTAACTTGTATAATAGATAACTTTTTGTGTTTAGTATTTTCTTTCGCCATTCTAAGACCCATAACAAATCCAGAACCAATAGATGAACCTCCCGACTTAAAGTCCCAAGGCTCTATTTTATAGCCATCTGCACTTCCCAAATAATAACCATCTATCATCTGTCCGCCCGTAATGGCACCACCTTTAAAAACGCCCATAAAAGCGCCACTCAACCACTCTCCTCTAAACGTAATTAATTGCCCTTTTATTGAACCTCTAGCCTTTCTTTTAGTTTTAGTCAAACCTAAAGTCTCAGCTTTCCAAGAGCCTTTAAGTATCCAACTTAAAGATGGAAACAGCTTTTCAACTTTTGCCTGATTTGATGTGTGAACCAAAGTTCCCTTTGCATTTGTTTCTTTCTCGTCAACCTCAAAAGCCAAATAAGGAATTAATTCTTTGTCAATTTTTTTTGCATAATTTTCTCCAACCTTATAAAGACCCGGCTTTCCCATGACTGCCTTTTTCTCACTATCCGAACCAGTTGAGGCTACATATTTTAAGTAATTTTGATTTGGAGTCTTAGGATTAGAACCCTTTGCATCAGCGTCTGTGTAACGATTTCCACCTAATCCACTAGCAAAAGATTTTAGTTTGTGACCAATATTACCCAAAATCTCATCTAAACGCTTTTCTATATCCTCTACATTTTCTTCGTAATTTTCCATTGTATTACTATTTAGTTTGCAACCAATTAACTACATAATTATTTGATGCTGCAATAGGATTTTTTTGAGACAATATTTTTTTGGCATCTAAAGACAAACTTCTCAAGTCTCTAATAGTACTTGAGCTTATAGCTCCATCCCGACCAGATATGTCATTAAAACCTCTTTTCATTAATGATTTGTATTTTTTAAATAAATCTTTTATTTTTTCAGAAAAAGATTCTTTATCAATGCCGAAATATGAAGATAATAAAATAGACTCAATTTTTTTAAAAGCATCTTCCATCATATTTTCACTTTCTTTATTCAAAACATTACTCTTATCAAAAACAGGATGTTCATACCAACTTTTAACATCTCCCAAATCATTGCTAGATGACATTTTGTGTCCATTTTTGTTATTTTTTTTCAAATGTTTGAAATTTCCAAACATACCTCCAGGAGGAGCTTCATTCAAAAACGATTCTCTAACCAACTTTCTTATATAATATTTACTATCCATAATGATATGTGTGTATAGATATAAATAGTAAAATTTTTATAAAAAAAAGGCTCAAAATTTAAGTTGAGCCTTGTGTAATATTATTTTTTGTTTTGTCTATCTAAAGTTTTTGACTTCTATGACACTATAAATCCAGCCACTATCAGTATTTGAGTTTAATATTTCGCACATCCTATTAACCTCTTTAATATCATTAGATTCGTAAACCTCAGAATTTCCATCTAACATTAAAACATGAACAGGTCTTCCGTAAAGATATTTCATAGTTTTCTTTATTTGATAAGAGCTTTTTTTTGCTTTAATCAACATAAGGCTATTGATTAATCAAATGATAAAACTCACTCTCCTTTGCCTCAACAATAGACTTCACTTTCTCATTCAATAAACTATTTCTTGAACTAGTAAATAAATTTGCTAAAGAATCAAATTCAGACTGATTCATTGAGAAATCTTTATAATTTACAAACTCTCCAAAAACTACACCTAAAGAATAGTCATAACCAGTCGTTCCTTTTGTAGTTTCTTGTGCAGATATATAAAGAGATATTCCATCTGATATATTTAACACATAATAAGGACTTCCATCAGAACCTTCAACCAAAAATGAAGTTTCTTGACTTAATGTGTTGCACATTCTCGTCCACAATGATATTATTTGCTCTTTTCTAAGTGTTGATTTTTCGTGTCTCATTTTAATATAATTAATTTATACGCTAATTTACATATAATATTCTGTTTTACAAAATGTAAAAAATTTATTTTATTTGAATTAACTATCTAGATTTTGACTTAGCTTCACTTCTAGCTTTGCTTGCCGCTTGTCTATCTGCTTTGTTTTTCTTTTCTACTTCCTCCTGTATTCTTTGCATTACCCACCTTCTCTCATATACAGGCATATTAAAAACATCATCTCTAGAAAATCCACCCTTTCCATAATAGGTAATTAAAAAAATCTCATCCATCATGTGTTGTCGGTATTCTGGATTTAGTCCGAAAAAATTAGTGTCTATAGGTATTTTGTTTGAAGCAACATGTCCACAAGATGGACAAGTTGTATGTATTGTATTATCAACTCCTGGCTCTACACTATCCATGTGAGACCTTAGTTTTGCTGAATCAGACAAAGACATTGCCTTAATTACTTTTCTAATAAAACCTTTATCTTTTATGCCGCTTATACTGGTTATCTGACTTCTATAAGTCACAGCTATTCTGTTTTCTAATTTTAAATCTCCAATTTTTTTAGACTCTTTTTCAACGGTTTTTATTATATTCCTTTCATCAGCTAATGTTTTAGGTCTAAATTTTACAATAATTTTTTCACCTTTAATTTTCATTGTGGGCATTGTAAATTGGTATTCCAAGTTTTCGTCTGGCTGTTCTTTTATTTCTTTCATCTCTAATTCAGATAAATTAAAACTTGTTTGTGTTTCTGAATTGCAATTTCCGCACTTAAAATCAAAAGTAACTTTATCACCATAAGAAGTAGACCTTAAATAAACCATAAAAGCATCTCTATCTCCAACTAATAACTTGTCTATATTTCCGCTCCAATCTAAAAGACAAGAACTCATTAGCATTTCTAGAGCTCTACCAGAATCTATTAAAGTTGGAGAAGTTAGTAAATTTTCTTCTTTAGCAGTAACGTATTTAACTAAAAAAGTTTCCTTTTTGTCTTTATAAAAAATACCCCTTGATGGAATTGAAATCTCATCAAAGGGTACATTGTTTTCTTTTACTATGTGTTTATATGAAATGCTCATATTACATATTCATTAAACATTTGCGTTAGGCCAAAATAACTTAGCTGTTATAGGAATTTCTTGACGATATGGCGTCCCACAATTGTTACATTCAAAATCATGATTTAAATCAATACCAGGCTCCATATCTTTTAGATATTCTCTAAAAAAGAAACTATCTGCTATAGGCATAACTCCTATAAACTTCTTAATATACGTCTTATCTCTATTTCCATTTACATCCATGATTTGCAATAAATATCTTTCAGTAAGAACAGTAGCAACTTTAAGCCTTCCCTTAACTGTCTTTTTGCCCGTTTCATTTATTTTTTGCAACCTAGTTTCATCGGCTCCATTTAGTAGTCTAAATCTTATGTTTGCCTTTGACTTAGGCAGCATAACACTAAAAAGTCCTTCTGAGTCTGGCTTGTCAAACACTTCTCTATTTGATAAAGAAGAAAGTAATATGGAATTTTCATTAACCTCTGAACAATTAGGACACGTAGTTTTAGTTTCGTAATCATCTCCATAACCTGTAATTCTTAAATTAATTAGAACAGCATTTCTGTCGCCAGTAAGCATTTCATCTGCCGTTATGTCTTTATCGATAAGTGCATTTTGAAGTAATACATCTAAAACTTTACCGCTTTTTATCAAATCAGTACTTGTTAAAATGTTTTCATCTTCTGCCGTTAAATACTTTACCTCTACTGTTTTTTTTCCATTTGGATAAAATATGCCCCCAGATGGTAAGTCAATATAATCTGTTGGAACTTCAAATTCAGTATCAATAAACTGAGCTGGTATGTCGTGCTTTTCCGCAACTGATTGAGCTCTAGATTGAGATGTGTTATCTTGTACATTTTGAGCCTGCTGCTCTTGAGAAGGTCTAGTTCTTGATTGAACAGTTGGTTCTAAAGGATTATTTTCTTCCATAATTTGTTTTTATTTATTAATTAGTAATTATAAATAGTGTTGTCTAATTTTTATCAAAAATAAGAATGCATTATCAAAAGTAAATAGTAGTTTGTTATGAATGAAGAAGAAAAAAAGAAAAAAGTAGCCTCTATATTGAGGAGAACTAAAAAAAGGTTACTGAAACCGAAAAACAAAATAAAAAAAATAAAATACCTTCAAGCTCAGTCTTATAGAATGAGCAAAAACACCACTTGGCCTGAGAGGGAATTTGAATCATTACTAAAAGAAATGGGTATAGAATATGAGTCTCAAAAAATATTGAAAGGTAAAATATTCGATTACTACATACCTTCTTGCAATATGCTATGTGAAGTTGACGGAGATTACTATCATGGTAATGAAGACAAATATAGCACTTTGAACGAAATGCAAAAAAAAATAAAACAAAACGACAGATACAAAAACATAATATCCAAAGGTATGGGCTATGGAATATTTAGAGTTTGGGAATCTGAACTAAAGGATAACAGAGAGCTTGTAAAAGAAAGAATTAGAAATGAAATACTAATCCAAAAACTCTAACTCAGCTTCAGCCTCTTCGTAGTGTTCTTTTAAAAATGTTTTTAACGAAGTCTGTCTAGAATTTGGATTTACATTTTCAACACCTCTATAAAAAGCTTCTCTTTCTCCTATTAAAATTGCCATTTTTCTCGCTCTAGTTATACCTGTGTATATCAAATTTCTATACAACATAATATTGTGCTCACTAAGAACTGGCATAATTACAACCTCAAACTCAGAACCTTGAGACTTATGTATGCTAATACTATAAGCCAGCTCTATTTCTATTACATTCTGCCTTTCATACTGAACAAGTTTAGAATTATTAGAATTACCATAATCTATAATAAGGCTAGAATCTTTCGAATTTATTTTTTTTATATAACCTATATCTCCATTAAAAACATTTAAATCATAGTTATTTGAAGTTTGTATAACTCTGTCACCCTCCCTATAAGTTCTATCTCCTATTTTTATTTCTTTTTTATTTTTTGACTCAGGATTAACCTCTTTTTGTATTCTTTTGTTTATTTCTCTAGTTCCTATAGAACCCTTATTCATAGGAGTAAGTATCTGAATTTCACACTTATTACCCATATATTTTTTAACAGTATCCTTATATAGTTTGACAATCATATCAAGAGCATTCATTCCATATCTAAAAGTTGAAAAGTCAGAAACCTTGCTTAAGCTTTTTTCCATGGAAGAATCTATAAACATACAATCAATGTCATCCTTCCATATAGAAGGGGACTTTATTGGCGTGTCTATATTTGGTGTTTCGCCCTTATTTATTTGATGTGCGTAAGTTATGATTTTAGACTTTTCTGCTTGCCTAAAAACTTTTTGTAGATTATAAATTTGTATACAATTACTTTGAATTAAATCTGACATTAAATTTCCAATACCTACAGATGGCAATTGGTCTTTATCTCCGACCAACAATATTTGAGTACTTGGAGATATAGCTCTAAAAAAAGAGGATGCTAATCTTATGTCTATCATAGAAGACTCATCCAAAATAATAAAATCACAATCTAACATATCTTTTTCTGACTTTCTGAAATTACCACTACCAGCATCCCACTTTAAAAGTCTATGAATAGTTTTTGACTGAGAACCTATGACTTCAGACATTCTTTGAGCGGCTCTACCTGTTGGTGCGGCCAATAAAACCTCTTTACCCATAGACACCAGCATGTCATATACGTATTTTACCGTTGTTGTCTTACCAACTCCTGGGCCGCCTGTTAGAACGGATAATCCATTTGATAAAACACCTATTACTGACTCAGACTGTTCTTCACTTAATTTTATGTCAGACATTTTCAACATTGAATCAAGCCTATCCTTAAGCTCTTCTTTATTGTTAGCATATATTTTTTTAGAAAGTCTAATAACTTTTTCTGCAACATATTTTTCATCATAAAAAACATCTCTTGAATAGTACCTTTTTTCTTCATTTTGATTCTCAGAAATTTTTACACAAACTATACTATCTGACAATTCTTCTGCTTCCAATATATTAGAAATCTTTTCTACTGAAGATATGTTTATTAATTTAAACAATTTTTTATTAATCTGTTTTTTGGTCAAATAACAATGTCCATCAGAATGATTGTTGGATAATATGTGATGTATTGCAGAAGATATTCTTTCTTCACTATCTTTCTTAAAACCTAAACTCATAGCGAGTTTATCTGCCATTGTAAAACCAAAACCGTTAATATCAGAAGATAATTTATAAGGGTTCTTTTTTATTATAGGGATGGAGCTAATTCCATATTCTTTATAAATCTTTACAGAAAAAATAGTGCTAATCATATGCTCTTGAAGGAATAGCATTATACTATTCATTTCTTGATTACTTTTCCAACTATCTTTTAATACCTTTAATTTACTTATATGTATTCCTCTCACTTCTGTAAGTCTCTCAATATTGTTTCTAAAAACATCCAAAGCTTCATCTCCAAAATATTTTACAATCTTTTTTGCAGTAACAGGCCCTATTCCTGGAAAAAATCCAGAACTTAGGTATTTTATAACAGCTTCAGTAGTTGCTGGGGGTATTTCTTGACAACAATCTGCTTTAAACTGCTTTCCAAACTTAGGATGTTTAATCCATGAACCAGAAAATTTCATAGTAACTCCCTCAAACACTTTAGGCTGATTAACGGTTACTGTTATATTGTCTTTTATATTCTTTTCACCAACCACCTCAACGCTTAATATTCCATAACCATTTAAAGGATTATGAAATTTTATTCTTTTTATTATGCCAGTTAAATTATTTGAGTTTGTCATTTTATTTTTATTTAATATTAACGTCTATATCGTCTACCAAAAACATACCTAAGGATTTCATTCCTAAAATTAAATCTTCCATCATTCCTGACAAAAACGTTTTAACGTTATCATCTTGGTTCAAATCATAATCTGAATTTTCTAAAATCTCATTTATTTTTTGGCAGTGAACCATTAATGATTTATATAAAATATTAGGATTAAAATACCAAGAAGATTTACTTTTATGATAAGACAAAACATTAGAGTTAAAAGTATCTTTTGGAAATGATACTATTCCCAAATCAGATAATTTAGCGTATGTATTTGTAATAAAAAGACCTCCAGAGTCTATGAGATTTTTTTTATCAGAAAAATCTATTTCTATTTCTTCAGACTGTAAATCAAAAGAAAATATAGCACCAACTATTATATTATAATATAATTTATAATTTTCGGCTCCAAAAAAATCGTTTAACTTATTTATTATATTTTCAAAAAGTTCTCCTTCCAAACCCTTAACTACTAGGTTAGGCAAGTGTATTTTTTTTATTTGCAAATCTATAGATGAAGAATCACTTTTAACATTTTCTGATTTTACAATTTCTAAAATGTTATAATCGAGTTTAGCCTTTAAAAGTCTAGACTTAACAAAATCAATTGGTTCAACCATAGATTTTAAATCATTAGTAAAAATTTTTTCATCTGAATCATTGTCAAAAACTTTACTCATTGTATTAAAATACTTTAATTTTGATTTTGGATAACTTGATTCTGAATAATCAAAAATATATGAATAACTTTTTTCACAAACACCTGATGATTTTAGGAATTTTGAAAATATGAATACAAAAAAATCGTTTTTACTTAACTTTACATTTTTAGTTTTATTAAAACCAGAAACGTACTTAAATACATCTCTCTCCTCAAAACATGATGCCACATCAAATCCAAAAGGATATATTATATCTGTTCTTTTCTTGTTGACAATTTTATGCCTAAATCCGAAACCATCTAACCAAAACTTATTTTTAATAATATCTGGATTCGCTTTAAAGTCTAAGTTATGTGGGAAGTATAAATTTAGCTTTCCATCTTTAACCTCATCACAAACATAATTGTGAAGTATTTTTACATCTGACATATATTATATATTTTCGTTATTTTCATCATTTTCACCTTCATCATGTGAGCCTAACAAACTTCTTAAACCACCTAAATCCTGACTGCTATGAACAATAAAATTAGCAGAACCACTACATCTGTCACTAATAATTTCAGAATATTTTTTTAAACCATCAGTCAAAACATTTTTCCATTCCTTGGTCATATCTTCTTTAATTTTTTTATTGAAAAGTTCTAACAACAGAAATCTTTTATTTGAATTATTTGAAGCAGGAATAGATTTTTTTGACTTGGAAAATGGTGATACAAAGCTCTTTTTTGACATGTCCCAAAGAGAGCTTTTGTTTTTATCTTTATCATTTTCTTCTTCACTTTTCAACATGTTTCCAAATTTTTATAAATTATCTTTTATTATCTTGTGATTTTTAACACCCTCTTTTTTAAAAGATTTTTGCTTTATCCTTTTATATTCCAAGCCCAAATCGTTGAAGTACTCTTCCATTGTTGGAAGGGCTAAACTAAAATAATCGCATATAGTTTCTTCATATTCTTTTACTTCTTCAGAATCCAAACCATGAGTGTCTATTTCAAATCCAGACACGTATTTAACCTGCTCTTTGTCTATTTCTGAAAAAGAATTAAAAGATTCTTTAAGAAATTTAGGAGCAATAATGTTTCTTACAGATTCTTCACCATCTTTTTTAGTGTAATCAAAAATTATTTTCCTTATAAAATCAGGCATTGAGAGATATTTTTTAATATTATTGACTATTTATATATAACAACAAAAATACGAAAAATAATATTGATATGAAAGAGAATAAGCTAATTTTAGGCTTTGGTAGCGTGAAAGAGCTGATGGATTCTGCTCTTGGATTAAAAAACTCATTTGTAAACTTCATACTTGCTGGGTGTACAGCTTTAACATCATTTATAACACAATACATATGGGATGACGCTTCTGCAGTATACTTTATGTTATTTTTAATTTTAATAGATGCAGGTACTGGTGTTTGGAAATCAATCATACGTAGAAGCTTTAGTAGTAGTAAGTTACCTAGAGTTTTTGTTATTTCAATAATATACGTTTTAATGCTTGCAATAAGTTGGAATGCCGCAAAGCATTCAGACTTATTTGTGTGGCTACCAGGCATGGTTTATGGAGGACTAATAGGAACTCCATTAGTTTCTATATATGAAAACTTTGCAGAGTTAGGATATGTACCTAAAGGTCTTATTTATGATATTAAAGAAAAAATAAAAAATTACTTTAATAAAAAATATAAAAACTAATATACTCTTCTGAATTGACATCCATCTTGAAATTTTAACCAGTTTCTATCTTTAGAAAACTTGGTCAAATATATACCCCCTTTTTCTACTAAATCTTTTATTCTGTCATAAGCATCCGACCAAACTACCATTTTTACAGAAGTGCCCCCATCGCTAAGTTCAAGTGACCAATATTTTTTATTATTTTTAGAAATTTTTTCTAAAACGTCTTTTATTACAAAATAATAATATTTATTTGGGTTGTCAAAAGAAGTTACTGCTTCAATAGTAAAATCGTACTCTTCTTTAAATTGTTGTTTTATTTTAGATATTTTATTAAACAGTTGTAAGTCCAAAATACAAACATCCATAAAATCCTTATACTTTACATCCTTAGGGGTTGGCTCAAACTTTTCCTTAAGACTTTCTTCTATAATGTCAAATCTATTTTGTCCAAACAAATCCATTTGCATAGTATTACTTTTTATTTTGAACTTACGAAATTCCATCAACTCGTCTCTAGAGTCTGACCAATCGTCAAAAACTCCAGCCTTTAAACATGCTTCAAAATTTGCCTTATTAAATTTAGAAAACTTATGCATAAAAAATTTATCCTTACCCACATTGGCAATGTCTACCTTTTGTAACTCCTCATAAGCAATCTCTCCCATTCCATTTATACTAGAGAAGCCCATTAAAATAGTTTCTTCGTCTAACATGCCCCACTCCCAGCTTGACTTCCTATTAGGAGGTAAAACCTTAATCCCTTTAGTGAATGCACCCATTATAGCAGAAGACAACCATGATTCATCATCTTTAGCATGATTGAGCAATGCGGTATAAAATTCTGTAGGATAGTACCTTTTCATGAATAATGTTTGCATAGCCACATAACTATAACTTACTGAATGTGAGCGATTAAAAGAGTATCCTAAATACTTTACCAACCACTCTTCTATATCTTTGACTTCATTTTCTTTAAGACCTTTTTCCTTACATCCTGACTTGAACTTTTCCCAAAGCACTAAATATTCCTTATAATTCTTGTTGTTATATTCTTTTTCTTCTAACACATCTCCAGATAAGTTTTTCTTTATGATTTTAGAAGCTTTATCCATTACCTTTCTTAAATTATCGCCTTCTCCCAAAGTCATTCCAGCCAACTCATGTGCTATAAACATTAATTGCTCTTGAAATATAAGTACACCATTAGTGTTTCTAAGTAAAGGTTCTAGAGAAGGATGTACTAAACTTATCTCTTCTGGATTTTTCTTATTTCTAATATATTCTTCATGAGCACCCACACCCATAGGGCCAGGTCTATATAGAGCATTTGCGGCAACCATTTCCTCAAAGCTTTCTATATGCATTCTCTTTATAAGTTTGGACATACCATCAGATTCAAACTGAAATACACCCTGATTGTTTCCGCTTCTAATTTCTTCGAATAAATCTGAATTATCTAAATCAACATATTTTACCTGCTCAGAAACATCTATGCCCCTATTTTCTTTAACTAACTTTATGGCCTCTTTAAGTATGTTTAGTGTGGTTAAGTTCAATCTGTCCAACTTTAATATTCCTAAATCAGACAAATCTTTACCACTGCCAGATTCTTGAAAACCAGAAACAGTTACTCCTTTTACCATATTTACAGGCATATACTCCCAAACAGGACCAGGTGTTATAACTATACCAGCCGCATGTTTACCTAGGTTCCTAACTTGACCTTGTAGTGTTAGGGTTGTCTCTATTGTCTTTTTATTATTGGGATTTTCTATCCATTTTTTAACTAAATCAGATGCTTCTGGTGTGTTTGGGTGCTGTTCTAGCCAATCTTTTAAATCACCATCATATTTCATAAACATTTTAGGCATCTCTTTTGTAACAGCGAATATTTCAGAATCAAAACCAGCATCTCCTCCAAAAGCTTTAACAACATCTTTTATACATCCTTTCTCATTAAATGTGGAAAATGTTATAACTGGGAAAACGCATTCCTTTCCATATTTGTTATACAAAAACTCATCAGTCTTTACATCTGAACCAGTCTCAAAGTCTATGTCAATATCGGGAGGCGAGTTTCTGGCTGGGTTCAAGAATCTCTCAAAATATAAATCAAATCTTAATGGGTCAATTTTAGTTATGTCTAAACACCAAGATAAAAGACTTCCTGCAGCACTACCTCTGCCTGGGCCAACTTCTATATCATTGTCAGCACAAAATCTTATCAACTCCCAAACCACAAGAAAATAATCTAACATTTTCTTTTCTTTTATGACGCCTAATTCATAGTCTAACCTCTCTCTATATTGAACCACTTTGTCATCATCTATTTCAATTGGCCCACGCTTCCTATATATGTTAAGCTTTTGATTGAGCTTAGCATGTGACAATCTTCTTATAATCTCTTCTCCATCATTGGTCTTAAAAAAATCGTAAACATCTTTTGTGGGCTTATAATTAGGATATTTCTCTACGTCTGTTTCAAATTCAAAATTACATATAGAAGCAATTTTTTCACTTGTAATCATACACATTTTCAAAAATTCTTCACTATAATTAAACTCATAATCTTTATTAATTTCTAATAGCTGTACTTCGTCAACATAGTACATATCTCTACTATCTTTAGTTCTAGCTTTTTTTATAGACCTTTTTTGGTTTATTGAAATCAAAACATCTTGAAGTACTTTGTCTTTTTTTTCTGGGTAATATATATCATTAGAAACTATTATGGCCATGCTATACTTGTCAGACATGTTTATTATAAAATCATTATAATTCCTTTGTATTTCATTGTCTTCTAAAGATATTTCAGCTATATAAGATTTTTTACCAAATACATTTAACATGTTTACTAAATAATCTTCCGCCTCTTTGTATTTGCCCATTTGTAAATACTTTGATATAGTTCCATTTTTAGATGATGTTGTCAATATTAGACCCTCTTTATTCTCTAGAATCCATGAAGTTTTTATTCTAGGAACTCTATAAAAACCTTCTGCAAATGATAAGTAATTTATTTTGTTAATATTAACAAAACCTTCTTTGTTTGTGACAATTATTTTTTGAAGAACATTTTTGTCTTGTTGCTTAGGCTCATAATCACCACCTATACTATCATTTAAATGAAATTCACAACCTATTATTGGTTTTATATCTTTTGATTTACATTTTTGATAAAAAGAAAAAGCACCAGACAAGCTACCCTTATCTGTTAAAACTAAAGATTTATGATTGTATTTTTTGGCTAAATTAATGTAGTCAGAAGTAGAACCAGCACCCTCTAAAACAGAGTGATAAGTATGAACCCCAAAATTAACCATAGAAAAATCTTTATCAAATTCTCCATTTTTCATTTTCCACTTATGAATCATGTTTTTTTCAGAATTTTCTGAAAAAATATAATTTCTAAAATCTTCACCAAAACCTAATGCACCAATTCTTCTAAGTTCAAAGAAACATCTAGCTAGAGCTTCCACATCAACTAAAGCGTCATGTGCGTCTTCGAATGTTTTGTTAAAAAGCTTTTTGTGTAACTCGGTAAGAGTTGGAGGCTTTAACCCCATCTTACCTTGTATTCTGCAAAAATCTATAGTAGAATTCATAGTACAAACATTAACTATGTCTCTCATTGAGTTTTTCATTTTTAATCTAAAAAACTCAGAGGCCGTGACTTTATTGTCAAAGCTGATGTTGTGAGCAACTATAAAGCTAGAATTTTCTATATCTTTAGAAAAAGCCTGCAAAACCTCTCTTATAGGCTGTCCTTCCCTATTGGCTCTATCGTTAGTTATCCTATGAATTCTAATACTTTCATCAGGTATAACAAAACCATCTGGTTTTACTATCCTATTATTAGAGCCTATAACCTTTCCATTTATGTCATAAACCTTCCATGCTAACTGCACTATCCTAGGCCAGTTGTCAGTGTCGCTAATAGGTGCACTAAAATCTTCAGGCAACCCAGTTGTTTCTGTGTCAAATACTATAAACATATGATACAAATATAATAATTATAATTTTTCAGTACAATTTTTTTGTAATATTTATTATTATGAACTTAATATCTAAAAAAGAATTTAAAAAATTAAGCACAGAAGAGCAAAAAAAATTTTTAGAATACCTAATATATTTAAAAGGTGGAGTAGATGAATATTTTTTTAAGCAAATGAGCAAAAGTCAGCAACAAGACTACATAGAAAATAGAATCAAAAGTGCTGATTGGTTAGACGATTATGAATTCACCATTATGTCTAATGACCAAAAACAAAGATATATATACAGAAAGAGATTTTTAACTAATAATGAATTTTTAAAACTAAACGATACCCTACAAGAATATTATTTACAAATGGCATCTTATATTAAATTACAATTAAGTGATAATGAGTTTAATATATTAAGTCCAAAAATGAAAAAAATATATTGTAATTTTACATTTGAATTCCCTTTAGTTTTAGATGTAGAAAAAGTTGATTATTTGAGCAAAAAAAATCAAAAAAGATATGTTCAAAAACAAATAGAAAGAGGAATCTCTTTTTCGAAAAAACAATACAACACACTTCCTGTTGACGCCAAAAAAGAATATGATAAACTAAAAAACTCTAACTTGAATGAAGCTAGAGTTTTTGTTAGAAAAATCATAAAAGAGTTCTTAAACTAAGAGTAATCACTTTGGTTATCTTGTCTTTGTTTCAGTATACTAGACCTAAGTTCTACGCAAAGTTTTCTTATTTCATTTAAATCATTTCTCGCATCTATTGAGGCGTCAACAGTACCTTTAAACATGAACTTGTAAAGTCTGGGCTCTGTTTTTTCAATTAAAAACTTTATTTTTTGAAAAATTTCATCAATATTATACTCATCATCTTCAATGCTTTTATTAATTGAAGAATTTGAACCAGTCTTCAAACCCAGTCTTTTATCTCTTATTTGCTTTTTTAAATCATCGTAACTCATAAAATATTTTTTAATAATTAATCATTAGAACCAACACTATTTCCTTCATTAAGCAAGTCGTTTCCATCACTATCTAAACCTGTTTGTTCATTTATATTATTTAATTTAGCAGTTATTGAATCCATTAATGTCTTTGTTTTTGTATTCAAACTTTTATTTTTTTTATTTAAAATATCTGACTTATCAACATCACTAACAGCATCATCTATAGCATCAACTCTTATGACATTATTTTCTTGCTCTAAAAATAAAAAATTCTCCTCCAATGGCTCATCACCAGCGGGCTCGTCCACCTCAGGTTCAGAGCCAGACATGTCGTCACCAGTATCGGTGGATGATGGTGCTGATGCGCCTTCACCATCTGGTGATTCTTTAAATTTGTCATCTATATCAGAAAAAATACCAGTTTGCATATATTCCTCTGGTGCCGTCTCTATTTCAGAGAACATTTTTTTCTCTACTTTTTTCTGTCTTAATATTTGTTTTATTTCCGCTTTAGAGAATCCCATAACAAACTCCATTGCCCAAGTATAAGAAACTGGTGATGTAGGCTCTGCTGTATACATTTCCTTAAAAACTTCAAGCCTTGCTTTCATTGTCTCCAATTTTAAAAGCTCTTGCTGAGTTGATGGATTTGTTAACTTTAAGTCAAAATTATCCATGTCATCTTCAAAGCCTAACAAAAACAAATGAACGTTTGCAATTCTTCTAAGCTCAATTATAACATTTTCTTGTATTCTGTTTATAGTTCTACTAAACCTTAAATCAGCTTGAGATAAGGCTGAACCACCAGGCATTGATTCTGCATAATTAAGGTAAGGCTTAGGAACTTTTAATGCTGCAAAAAGCTTATTTTGTAAATATTCAACATCTTGTATTTCTCCCAAATTTGAAGCACCAGGTAAAGTTTCTATCCTAGAAGATTTGTCTCCTCTAATGGGTAAAAAATAATCCTCCTCCATAGTTAAAGGATTATACTTTAAATTCATTTGTCCTGTCTTCTGGTCTACAATAGGAGATTTTTTTAACTCTCTTTTAATTCTCTCAACATATTGTTGCACGTCAGCAGACTCTAAATTACCAACCTCAATATAGTGAACCCTTCTTTCTGGAGCTCTAATAATTCTATAAACTAACATAGCATCTTCTGCCAACTGAAGTTGTTTCCACAATTTTCTAGCTGGGTCTAACACACTCCTTCCGTATGGTAATTTGGTACCATCAGAAACTAATCTAAAATGAGCTATTTGAAACTCTTCGAAATACATATTATTAATATCCCACTTAAATCTAGAAGAGTTTACATTACCGTCAAAAGCTTCTTCTCTATGAATTTCTGCAACTGGCAACATTCTGACATCATAAATACCTTCTTGTTGGTCTATTTCCAACTTAGCAAAAGCGTCTCCAAACTTAATCATCTCTCTAATCCAAAATGTTAAGTTATATTCTATGTTTAATCTGCCGTGAAACAAATCTTTTAATACTGTTTTTATTCTATCATTTTCTGAATATATTGACAATATATCACCCCTCTCGTCTCTGGTTACAGTTTCATCAGTTATAATATCTAATGCGGCAGACACCTCTGGAGACATGTCCATTGCTCTGTAGTCATTATATGCGCCAAGTCTGTCCGTGTCGTAATATACACTTCTAGAGTATATATCTTGAGCAATCTTTTGAGACTGAACGTCCAAAAAGTCTTGTTGCCTTTGTTGTACTGGTGTTGACTGTGGACTAGAAATGTTTCCAGAAATAACTTGCTTCTCTTGAGGCAATGGTCTGGAGGTTCTTCCTCTCTTCAATCTATCCAGTAGATTTATAAATACACTTTCTTCTGCCATGTTTTTTTATTAATAAATATTAAGTTTTTCTTTTTTAAGCTCTGTAGAAGGTTTTTTATAACACCTTAAACTAACCGAATGAGGTATTCGACCATTAACTGTACTTACATTTAGAGCATCTTTTTTTTCTATAAGTAAATCTTTTTTATAAAATTCTAAAGCATTATTTAATTTAAAGTGAAAATTTTCAAAATTTAAATCACTTATTCCTCCAAGTGAAGATATACATATTAACTTTCCTTTGCTTGTTAATGCTTGTGATGCATAAGTCAATATATGTTCTAAATTTTTATGATAAGCAGCTTCATCTATAATGATAACATCAAACTTAGCCCCTCTTAACTTGTAGTAATCTTGTATAACCTTAAAATAAGCACCTTCTAAATACAAATCTTTTCTATTAACTCTTAAATTATTTTCATAATAACCTCTCAATAAAAATCCTAATTTTTTTAAAAAATTTTCTGAAGTATCGCTATCAAAACTAAAATAAGCTATACTTTTTTTATCATTTGAAAGTTTCATTAATGAAGCTACATAATACAAAATAACAGTAGTTATGCCTGCCTGTCTTGGTTTAATTACAGAAACTACATCACTATTTATAATCGCATTTAGAATTGATTTTTGATTTAAATCAAAAACAGACTTTAAGTGATTTTTCTGACTCAAACAATCTTTTATTTTATTTAATATACTTGTCATTTTATGACAATAAAAGACTTTTTTTAAAAAAGTAAATAGATTATACTTTTATTGGCCCATAAAGCCAAGAAGTATCATTAAAATCATCATCATCATCCCAATTTTCTTTTGTTGAACCATCTAAACTTAAAGAGCTAACATCTTTTTGACTAAAACTTATCATATCTAACATTTCTTTAGTCTTCTTCTTGTTCCAAAATACAGACTCAAACTCCGTATCTCTAATTAACAAAGCAATAGCAAGACCAAATATTAAGTCATCATTAAATCCATTTTCATGCTCAGCTTTATCTCCTTTATATATGAATGTTTCAAATTCAATGAGTAATCTTGGAGAATTTATTTTAATTTCCATCTCTCTCATGTACTTAACTAGAGAGCTCATAAGTAATGGTCTAGTTTTTACAGTAGTCTGAAACCCTGGTACGTCTGTATCTTTATCAACAACATAGTTATGAGTTCTGTTGTATAGTTTAACTGCAGATTTAGATATATACATTCTATCTTTTGGATATTTTAAAGTATTTTTTAGCATCAAAGTTGTTGCCAAACCAAAACTGTTGCACTCTACAGCCATAAATGCGTTATTATAATCGCTTCCAACCTTATAAAGTAGTTCCGCAAATACATCAGGAACTATTTTTCCTTGGTACTCTGCAACTTGTTCCAAACTATCAGCGTCTATTACTTGAACGGTAGAGTAATCGGCACCATCTCCCCTTCCAACATCAGCTCCTATTATATAATTGCCATCTTCTTTTGGTTTTTTCCACACATGAAAAGATGTTACATAATCACAAAATCTATTATCATTCTTCTTAAAATCGTAGTAACATATAGGTTTTTTATCACCTATATCTTTTACATATTTTTGTATTATTGAATTATCTATAACAACAGCGGTTGAACCTTCAAATGACAAATCTAGCTCTTGTGCTATTTTAATTGTGTTATGATGCATCCTTTGGCACTCACCTTCGTACCAAGGACTCCATGGATATTCTTTTCCATCAGAATCTACACGAGTCTCTAAACCCTTAGATAATATAGGGTGTATAGACCAGTGAAGTTTAATTGGATTAAAGTTTCCCTTACCCTTATTTGCCTGAGTCCAAGTTTGATGATATAAGTTACCAGTACCTTTTGGTGTAGAAATCATAATACACTTACCTTGTGTTGCAGCTAAAGCCAATCCAGCACCCATCCATATATCTTGAGCATGTTCAATAAATGCAGTTTCATCTAATATTAAGCAAGTTAAAGACTCCCCTCTACCAGCTTGCTTGCTACTAGCCACAGCCTTAACCCATGAACCATTTGAAAATGCTATTTGTTTAGTGTTGTTGATTAACCTTTCTTCTGGCAACATCCAATCGGGTAGTCTGTCCAAAAATTGTCTAACTGTATTTAAAAACCTAACCGCACCATTTCCGTTGTCGGCAACTACCAATATTCTTTCATCAGGACAGAAGACTAATCTCCAAGCAACATATAGCGCAGATATAACAGAAAGCCCCATCTGTCTAGATTTTAACACTATTGAATTTTGGTTATCATTAAATTGATTTAAACACATTTCTTGATATGGAAAACATGTCATTTTTCCAATTTGCTGTTTTTCCATGTCAAAAACATAACCATATGAGTTAGCAAAATGTACAGGGCTTTTTACGCAATTAACGTATTCTTCAATATAATTCATAATAACACTTATTATTATAAATACTAAGTAATTATTAAAATACTACAGAGGCCCTGAAACGTATTTTTAATCCATAATTCCAGAGGTTGTGTTAGATAAATTTTTTATTGTTCTAGGCTCTAATGTTACAGATAGTTGTTTTTTAACATTTTTATTTCTGTAATAGAATATGGGACTTCTTGGTATGCAAGATATTAAATTTATTTTTACTCTTTTTTTAAAACTTTTATTTATAGCATAAACATGTATATCTTTGGCTTTTTTATTAAAAATGTTTTGTTCGTAATACTTGTTTTTTTTATTATAAAAACCATATATCCAATCACTTATTTCAGAACCATCTGTAGAGCCATTATTGCTAATAATATGAAATTTATAACTGTACTCTTTATATATTTCTGGAATATATGATGAATTTATTAAACGATTATAATCTATTGCAATCGCTAAAACTTGACTATTTGTATTAGAATATGGTTCAAAATCAATAATAACATAATTTTCCCATAAAATATCCATTGTTGAATCAAATTTTTCAACTAATAAGTTGCTTGTTGTATATAAGTCTTTATATAAAGGAAGAAAAGATAAACTTGAATATGCCATCTATTAAAAATAGATAATATTATTAAAAAGTAAACAAAACTACAATCCTACATATATTGTTGGAGAAGGATTAATTTCGGAATCAGTTTTAACGTTATATATTTCAGAAACATAAACAACACTAGTTGTATCATTTTCTACATTCAACTGATAAGTTCCTAAAGTAGATGCGGACCATGAAATTGAATATATGCCTTCTGATGGACTTGAGAGAAATGAATTAACAGTAACGCCAGTATTTACAACTCCATTAGTATATACAGTTGAACTAAAAGTTGCTGGCGTAACTGGTGTGTTCGTTGTGGGATTAAACGACCTTACCAATTCGTATACTGTTTGACCTGTTGTTATGTTCATGTATATAAATATTATGTTTTTTTAATTTTACACATTTTAAATAGCCTACTTTAAAATATACCAATTACCTCTAGTTTTTGTATAGGTTTTTTCTATATTCTCTGTTTTAAAATATTTACCCCTATTCTCTATAGCCCTACATCTCCTACCACATATAAAAAGACACCCTTTTGGAACCATGTCCCAAACTTTATTACCTATCTCTCTAGGAATACCTTCATTGGCGAAAAAAACTATAGTCGCATCCGATATGTCAATATCCAAAAAGTCATAATTTAAAAACGTTATATTTTTTAAATTAGTTTTAGATAAACTCCCAACTGAAGTGTTGTATCTTTCTTTATGAAGTTCTATACCAAAAACTTTATTTACATTGGTTAACATAGATACGTTAATACACAAGTCTCCATTACCAGAACCTAAATCATAAAATACGCCATTTGGATTATTAAAGTATTCGTTAAAAATATTTATTATTTTTTTAGTGCCTTCAATAGTTATTTCTCCATACACACTACCAGGGAATGTTTGTTCCTCCACCTATTCTCTAATTAGTATTTTATAACCTGTAACTAACATGTCATCATCACTAGAGGTGTTTTCTACCCACAACTCTATATAATCATTTGTATTAATTAATGTTCCATATACCAAACCTAAACCACCCTCAATATCATCCAAATCTCTTAGTGGTGTTTCGCTGGCTGGTATGACTGAACCATTTAATGCTATATAGAATACATAATCATCAGTACCCTTACCTTGTTTTAGGAAAGTTAGTGTTATGTGGATTGATAGGTATAATTGTTTTGTACCAGTATATGTTGCCCTACCAGCACTTGTAACATCAAACCTAACTCCAGCCTGTTGAACAGCACCACCCCCAGAATTTACAATTACGGGTGTATTTACAGATAGAGATGTGTCAGTTGTATTTCCAACTAAGGTATATATAGTACCAGCTTTAGAATCTAACAGACCTTGATTTGAATAAATATCATAAGTAGTTGTGGAAGTATATGAATAATCAGGTAGTGCGGCTGAAATAACTGGTAAAAAAACTTCCCCAGTTGTAAGACCAGCATTTATAAAAGCATTTGAGGATATTGTAGCAAACCCTGTTGTGGAACCTGTAGAAACCTCAATACCATTTTGAGTTTGTTGTGGGTGTATTATACAACCATTAATATTTACAGCTCCAAATGATGCTAAATTATTAGATTGAAATTCAATCATAGATACTGTAGACCATCCTGATGGTGTAGGTATTGTAGACTCATCAAACCATCTAATTAATTCACAAGATGTAATTTCCACTTTAGATGCGTCTCTAAACCTTAAACCAAAATTAACTGCTTTAATATAAAAGAATAAACAGTTAGTTACATCAATTAAATCATAACCGTTTATATCCCAAACATCATAAACTCCCCTAAATTGACAATTATTAATTGTAAGGACTTTAAGTCTATTATTGTTATATCCTGATACTGAAATGTTTGTGGCACTTAAAATGCTATTTCCTGGTAATGCGCTTGATACCTTAATTCCCTGTAAGTTAAAATTACAGTCTGTAAGCGTTAAAAAAGCGCCTGTGCCAGCCCAAACTATCTCATCAACATCCCTGTTAAATCCTATAAATTCTACGCCCTCAACATTACAAGTGTGATTTGTAGAAGTTGTAACTTGGCCCCTAATTATATAAGTGGTATTAGATTCCAATGCCGTTGGGATATCTGAAGCTTGAGTCACTTCTTTCATTGTTCTGCCATTTACAATTCTAGATTCAGAGCCTCCAGACCAAGTTAGGCTATCTGTAATAATTGCTACTCTATTTGTTCCAATAGTATTGTTCTGAGTATATATGCTAGGCGTACTTGTTAAATTACTTCCATCACCATAAAATGTACCCCCAGATATGCTTGTAGAGCTTATAGTTGTGGCAGATATAGTTGTCCCAGTAATGCCGCCTTCAGAAAGTATGTTTGATGTTATAAAAGTTCCCATATATTATAATTTATTGTTCTCCATATTTTATTGTAGACCAGTCTACGTCATCTGAAAAAGAAGTGCTAGAATTTGCGTTTATAATAAAGCTAGCAGCAGTCTTACTTTGAAAAGTAAAATTCCTATTTACGCTACCTGTAATACTAACACTATAATCTGAATCTGGGTATGGAGTTGTAAATGTTACTTTTAATGTTAGAGGGGTTCCTGTAAAATCTACACCCCTAACCGTCCCAGACTTTATACCTAAATCTAATCCTAATTTAATTTGATTTGCAGAAGGATTGGATAATACAACATTTGTACCACCAGTCAATTTAAAAACTTCAGTACCATCGTTTCTTGTTAATGTGGCTTGATTACTAGCGAATGTTGTTCCAGATGTATATGTATCTTCAAAAGGTAGAGTTCTAGGTATGCCATCAGAATCTTTATAGAATAACCCTATAGTACCATCATTACTGTTATTTGTTGCTGATATTGAAACGGTACCGCCAGTAACATATGTGTTAGTAACTCCTGTTACATTTACAAAGTTTCCATCATTTCTTAGTAATGCGATAGTATTTGTAGAATCTATATAAGTTCCCCCAACCACAAAAGTATTTGTGTCAGGAGTGATTCCACTAACTGGGCGGTATTCCACTTCACCCGTAATATTATTTCTTACTAGTACATCAGTTGCGGAATTATTAAGAGTTGGCGTGGTTGTTAAGAATGCGGTTTGTGCTGACAATACACCATCTACAATGGTATCACTATTTATGTACGTGTCATAACCAGCGTTACCAACAAATACTCTATCTTGATTGTCTACACCTATTAGGGATACATTGACATCAGCAACCGTTCTACCTTGTAAGAAATAAGAATTATCTCTTAAATTAATATGTCCATTAAATACATTTATTGCTGAGTTTGATGTAATAGTAGTTGCTGTCAGCGCATTAAGTGTTGTATCAACTGTAACATCTAAATCACCATTAATGGTTAAGCCACTAACTTGATTAATTGTAGAACTAAACGAACCACCATTATCATCAGTTATTGTAAATGTATTGTTATTATTATATGTGAATCCTGTAGTGGTTATACCAACATCAGTCTTTAGAACCTCTTGTGGTGTATCATCACCGTTACCAACCCATAAATAATCAGTTGTTAAGTTTGGTAAACCAGCCGTTCTAGAGGTGTTGAATATAAATAATTGACCATCATTAACACCAACCTTTAATACCTTAGCAACTCTTTGTATTTGTGTATTTGTTCCAGATGGTCTAAACTTAGTTAATCCACCATCAGTTTTTGCCATATAAAGGACATCATTTATAGCCCAAGTCTCACCAAATGGATTAATTACGGTTGTAGCACTTGTTGTATCTATACCAGTTAACTTACCGAAAGTAATTAAAGGATAAACACCAGCGTTATCAAAATCCTCACCTGTAAAACCAATCACAGGCATTGTTGATGCGGTTATTGAGTTTGCTAACTCAACTTCATGTATATCACTATCAAAACCAACAATATAAACTGGACACCCCTTATCAATAGTTCCCACAGAACCTTTTTTACCCCATATTGTTACATTACCTGTTGATACGTATTCTTCACCAGTAACCCACAGATTATTCGTAACATCAAAATAAAGTATTCGACCTTGATATGTGTTGTCAGGTGTTGTAGGGATATTTGATGTTACGTCATCTAAATCAGTTAAAGTTAGTCCCGTATAAGTAGTTGCAGACAAAATACCGTCAATCGTTAATCCAGTTAATGTGTTAATTGATGCAGATATGTCCATACCATCATTTCTACTTATTGTAAACGTATTAGCATTGTCATATGTAAATCCAGTGACATAAGTGTTTCCTGTTGTAAAAGCAGATAAAGCAGGGCTTAAGTCTACATTATAAAAATTAGAACCTTGTATGTTGTTGTTAAATTCTATTACATTTCCATTAAGGTTTGCAGCATTTGTATAACTGTCTGTCATGCCAGTAGTGAAACCACTAACATTAAAAGTTCCTCCGCTAGAGTTTGTATAAGTAACAATTCCAGTAGAAGAACTATAAACACCACTAACAACAAAAATATCAGAAGCTAATACTGACAAATCAGTATTTAAAACACTTCCATTATTTAAAGAAGAGGTTAATATGTAATTGGAATCATCAAAAGTTTGACCCGTTAAATAAAAATCAGTTATTCCTGATAAATTAGAACCGTCTCCAAAATAAGTAGTTGCAGAAACTGATTGAAAACTAGAAACCCCAGACACGCTTATGTTGTCTACGGTTAACCCAGTAATATTTACTGTAGGATTGTTTCCTGTTCCTCCTGTGAATGTGTTTATTCCACTAGATACTCTTGTAATATCGTTACCGTCTGCTGTTGTGAGGAATATATCAGAAAGGTCAGTTGAACCAGAATATATAGTTCCACCACTTAATGTTGTTGCAGAGACAGAGCTTAAAGAAATATCATCATCAAGATTAACAATAGGATTGTTTGCAGTTCCACCAGTTGATATGTTTATTCCACCAGATACTCTTGTAATATCGTTTCCGTCAGCCGTGGTTAAGAAAATATCGTATAAATCAGTTGAACCAGAATATATAGTTCCACCGCTTAGTGTATTTCCAGAAACGGAATTTAATAAGATGTCATCATCAAGATTGACAATCGGATTGTTTGCAGTTCCACCAGTTGATATGTTTATTCCACCAGATACTCTTGTAATATCGTTACCGTCTGCTGTTGTGAGGAATATATCAGAAAGGTCAGTTGAACCAGAATATATAGTTCCACCACTTAATGTTGTTGCAGAGACAGAGCTTAAAGAAATATCATCATCAAGATTAACAATAGGATTGTTTGCAGTTCCACCAGTTGATATGTTTATTCCACCAGATACTCTTGTAATATCGTTTCCGTCAGCCGTGGTTAAGAAAATATCGTATAAATCAGTTGAACCAGAATATATAGTTCCACCGCTTAGTGTATTTCCAGAAACGGAATTTAA